TGCGGTACTACCTTTAAAATAACTAAATGGACAGGTAAAATTAAGCCAGACTTAACTGCAAACGTTATTATCTGCAACATAGGTATTGTTCAAAGTAGGTTTGAACAAAATGACTGGTTAAAGCACATTGATCTACTTATAGTTGATGAGTGTCATAAGATAAAATCGTCTAATAAGATTAGTAAAATAGTATCTAGAATAAGAACACCTAATAAGTATGGCTTTACTGGTACTCTCCCGGAGAACAACTTAGATAAGTGGACAATTATAGGTAAATTAGGACCAGTTATATACGAAAAGACGAGTTATGAACTTAGAATAGAAGATTACCTCGCTAATGTTAACGTTAAGATCTTAAATTTAGATTATCGTATACCACCGCCATATAATAGTGATAATTACTACAGAGAAGAGCTAGATTACATATATGAAAGTCATTTTAGAAACGATTTTATTACTAAATTATGTTCTAAACTCGAGAATAACACCCTAATACTTGTTAATCATATTTCTCACGGGGTAAATCTATCCGAATACCTTACTCAATGTAAAGATAAGCAAATTTACTTTATTAGAGGTGAAGTTGAAGTAGAAACACGTGAGGATATAAAGAGGATAATGGAGAAAGATAATGACGTTATATGTGTAGCAATGAGTTCTATTTTTTCTACCGGGGTTAATATCAAGAATATACATAATATTATTTTTGCCTCGGGTGGCAAGTCGTTTGTACGTACAGTACAATCCATTGGCCGTGGTTTGAGGAAGCACAACCTAAAATCCAAACTTATCATATTTGATCTCTGCGATAGACTGAGATATGGTATTAGACACTGTGAAAAGCGTAAGGAAATTTACGATATAGAGAAGATAAAGTATAGTGAAACTAATATTGTTGAAAAATAAAAATTTTATACTATAATCTAACAAATGGCCGGAAAAGAGAAAAAACCGAAAAAAGAAAAGAAACCATATTACATAGAGCCAAAGGTCTTTAAAGCATCGCTACAAAAATATTATGATACAGATATTCTAACGGATGATTTGGCAGAAAATATTAAGAAGATTGCTTATGGTTTAAGTTATAATGGATCATTTATCAATTATACGTATAAAGACGATATGATAGGTGATGCTCTTATTAAAATGTATTCAGCATTAAAACATAAAAAGTTTAACTTCGAAAAAGCTACAAATCCTTTCTCTTATTTTACTACTATTGCATACCACGCGTTTATTAATAGAATAAAAAAGGAAAAGAAGCACCATGAAGCTGTTACAAAATATAGAGAACGAGTTTATGAGGACTATATGTCAAATCCGGATAATACACACGGACACGTTTATGTAAAACCACCCGACGAAGAAAATTCTTTTGAAGATTAGTAAGCCTAGAGTTGCTATTTTTTCAGATCTTCACTTAGGTGTTCATACAAATAGTTCAGACTGGCATAATTATGCTGTAGAATGGGCTCATTGGTTTAAGGACGAGTGTAAGAGAAAAAATATCAAAGATATAATCTTTTGCGGTGATTGGCATCACAACAGAAGTGAGATATCAGTTAGTACTCTGCAAGTATCTGCAGATATTTTAGATATATTATGTGATTTCAATATTATAGCGATCACTGGTAATCATGATATTTACTACAAGCATAGAACAGATGTTAATTCATTGTCTATCTTTAAGAAAAGACAAAATGTTACAATTTTAGATACTTTCGACACGATTGAAGCTTTTGATCGTACAATTACTCTTTGTCCATGGAACACAAAAGTAAGTGACATACCAAAAAGTGATGTTATCTTCGGTCACTTTGAGATAGAAACCTTCAAGATGAACTCTTATAAAGTTTGTGAAGAGGGATTAAAGGTTAAAGACTTATTAAAGAAAAGTTCGTTAGTTATTTCCGGGCATTTTCATACTAGACATGAGAAAAAATTTGGTAAAGGAACGGTACTGTATGTTGGTAATCCCTTTCAAATGGATTTTGGAGATGCTGGTAATGATAAAGGCTATTATGTACTAGATTTAGATACCCTAGAGTATGAGTTTACCGTTAATACTATATCACCGTCGTATAAAAAAATATCACTTAGTGAATTAGTAAGAGAGGGTAATATTACACGAGAGGTAATAGATAGTTTTGCTGGTAATATTGCGAAGCTAAAAGTCGATATGAATATATCACAAGCTGATATGGATATATTGATTAAAAAATTAACACTTCTGAAACCTGAAGTGTTAACAGTTGATTATGATATTAACTTTAACAGACTTTTAGACGATACCGAAGATAAGGAAGATCTTTCAGGCATTGATATACCACAAGCTATTGAAGAGTTTGTAAACTTGCTTGAAATTAAGAATAAAAAAGAGATAATAAAATACACTCTCGGCTTATATGAAAAAAGTAAACTTTAAAAAGCTTAGTATAGTAAATTTTTTATCTGTCGGTGAAGAACCTGTAACTGTTGAGTTTAGTAAGGGTCTTCATGTCATCACCGGTAAAAATAAAGACAAGCCAGATCGTAGAAATGCTATTGGTAAGAGTACTATAGCAGATGCTTTATATTTTGCTATATTCGGCGAGACGTTACGCGAGCTTAAGAAAGATCTTATACCGAATAATTTAACAAACGGTAAGACTCACATTGAACTAGACTTTGAATTAGATTCACCTAAAGGCACAAACAGTTATAAAATTATTCGTACACTATCCCCTTCGAAGGTTTTAATTTTTAAGGATGGAGTTGATAGGACTCGTGATAGTATTAAAAATACAACTGCTTATATTAACAGTGTGTTAAGCGCTTCACCTTCTATATTTCAAAACTGTGTTATTATGACCGTAAACAATGCAGTTCCTTTTATGGCTAAAAATAAAATTGAAAAACGAAAGTTTATTGAGGATATTTTTGGTATGGAAATCTTTAGTACAATGTTAACGATGCTACGTACAGAGTATAATGAAATTTCGAAAGAGCACGATACGCAGTTAACTAAGTTAGAAGAGATTGATAAAGCATATAAAAATTATGAAGACCAAAAACAAAGAATCCTTCAAACAAGAAATGAAAAAAGAAAAAAGTACCTTGGTCGTCAAGAAGATAATACCGAAGAAAAAGAAAAGCTCGAAAACGAACTCAACGAAGTCGAAGAAGTAGATATTAGTAAGATACAAAATCAAATATCTTCTCTTGAAGAGGCTGTTTTAGATCAAGATATAAGGATCGAAAGTAATTTAGAAGCTGTTGCTCGTAATAAAGCTTTAGCTGCAGAAAGAAAGGAAAGATATAAAAAGATGGGTACAGAAGAAGAAAAATGCCCGGTATGTCTTCGACCTATGGAAGAACACGATGCAGAGTTAATAGCTAAAGAGAAGGAAAACCTCAAAGAGTATATTCACGAGGCGATTGACAATATTAAAAACTACTCTGATGGACTTAAGGAATTAAGAGTAAGAAAAGACAGATTTACGAGAGCTATAAGTCAGTGTCAAAACAAGATATCTGAAGCAAGGCTACAAGAACAAAATAAGAGGAATATTGAACAACGAATTGAGCAGTTGGATAAGTGGCAAGAAGAGTTAGAAGGTGACTTAGAGGCGATAGAGTCCACAGAGACTGACTTTGATTCTCTTATTGTTGAAACTAAGAAGCGTGTTGATAAACTTCAAGGTAGAGTTGAAGAATATAGAGATGAATTAGCTAAGCTTGATATTGTTAAGTATGTAGTTTCAGAGGAAGGTGTAAAATCTTATATTGTTAATAAGTTATTGGAACTTTTAAATAGTAAACTTCTACATTATCTTAAAAGATTGGATTCAAACTCAATTTGTATTTTTAATGAATATTTTGAGGAAGAAATCCTTAATGAAAAAAATAAAGTATGTTCCTATTTTAACTTCTCAGGTGCTGAACGTAAATCAATTGACTTAGCATGCCTATTTACCTTTTCAGATATACGTAGACTGCAAGGCGGGGTACAGTATAATATTGCAATCTATGATGAGTTGTTTGACTCATCGTTTGATGAAAAAGGTATCGAATTAATTACAAGCATACTACAAGATAGAGTTGAAGAACTTGATGAATGTTCGATAGTTATTTCACATCGTAAAGAGTCAATTAAAGCTGTAACTGGTGATGTAATATATCTTGAGAAAAAGAATGGTATTACTAAGAGGGTAGATTATACGGAACTTTAACCTATATAAATATAATGATTACTCCGTCTCCTTATCCGCAGCCAATGGTAGCACCGGTTGCTGCTCCAGTAGTAGGTCAACAAGCACAAATGCCTGGTGTATCATTAACGCCGGATGCAAATAAACCTGCGGAAGCAGATATGCCTAGGTATGTTAATTATTTAGCAGACTATTCTGGATGTGGACATTGGCGAATACTTTGGCCTGAAGCAGTAATTAATGCAAGAGGTGATGGTATGTCTCAATCTACCACAGCTATGGTTGCTGATCCGAAATGGTATCAAGGGGTAAAGGCAGTAAAGCTACAACGACAAGCGTCGAAGCATCAACTCGAGTTTGTTAAATATTTAAAACAGGTTCAGCAAGAATATGGCTTTAAAATAATATATGAAGTTGATGATGTTGTATTTAAGGAAGTGATTCCTGATTATAATAAATTTAAATTTGCATTTGATACAGAGGAAGTTCGACAAAATTGTGTCGATATAATTAATTTAGTTGACGAAGTTACCGTAACTTGTGACTTCATGAGAAAGCTTTATCAAGAAAAAACTGGTCAGCAAAATATTACTGTTATTCCAAACTTTATACCACATGGTTGGATGGGTCAGCTTTTTAATCCGAGAGAGATAGAGAGAAACTACGATCAAAATAAAAAGAAGCCTCGTATACTATATACAGGCTCCGGAGCCCATTATGATGTAGATAATAAAACTGGTGGTAAGGATGATTTATCTGAAGTACGCGACTTTATAAGAAAAACCGTTGATAAATATCAATGGATTTTCGTTGGTGCTTTTCCTCCACAACTAGCAGATTTAGTACAGCAGCAAAAAATTGAATTTTATAATTGGCAAACTTTATTAAGATATCCATACTTTATTAATAGCTTAAGAGCGCAATTAATGGTAGCACCTTTACAAGTTAATGATTTTAATCGATCAAAATCTGATATTAAGTATATAGAGGGGTGTATACTTGGTATACCTTGTTTATGTCAAGATATGGAAACATATAGTAACGCTCCAAGTAACCTAAAATTTAGCTCGGTAGAAGAATTCGAAGATAAAATAGAACGTATTCTAAGGCCAAATAAAAAGAATAAGTACATGCAAAATGTACATAAGCTTCGAAAAATAGGTGAAGCGAGAATACTTGAATTAGATCCTAATATTGGAGCTCATCTTGAAGCTCTGAATACACCATACGGAAGTTCCGAAAGACGATACCTAAGAGAGTGGAATTAGGAACTATGCTATTATAATAGTAGTAGATGTCGTATCGTAATGTTGTTTATAACGGTAGAAACCGTTGTGTAAATTTATTTACTTGGGATAAAGATGGTAAGCGTGTAATGCACGAATGCTCTTTTGAGCCTTATCTCTATGTTGAAAATACTGCCGGTGATAAAACATCTATCTACGGGACTAAGGTATCAAAACGTAAATTTAATACTAGTTTTGACCGATCTAGATTTGTTCGTGACTCAAACATAAAGCGTGTATTTGAAAATATGCCGCCCGTTCAGCAATTCTTGCTTGATTTATACTGGCAGCAAAACGAAGAACCGGAATTTAGTACTAACCCGCTTAAGACGTGTTTACTTGATATTGAGACATATTCACCAGATTCGTTTCCTAACCCAGAAGACCCAACTCATGTTGTAAACGTTATAACTTGTTATGATAACTTTAGTAAAAAGTTTCATACATTTGGTATTAAACCATATAATGGTAAAGGTGCTGATAATTTAAACTATGTTCATTGTAGAGATGAACGTGAAATGTTTATCCGGTTCATTGAATATCTTGAAAGCGACTACCCGGATATCTTAAGTGGTTGGAACTCTGAATTCTTTGATATACCTTATATTATTAATCGAATTGAACGTATACTTGGGCAAGATTATGTTGATAGATTATCTCCTCTAGGTAGAGTACATTTTAGAGCTGTAAAGGGTAAGTTTGGGCGTGATCTAAAAAGATACTATATTGATGGTATTGCTTGTTTAGATTATCTCGATGTATATAGACGGTTTTGTTTAAAGCTTCGTGAGTCTTATAAGTTGGATGCAATTGGTGAAGTTGAGCTCGGTCAACGAAAGATTGATTACGGTGATACTAACCTTGCAACTTTATCTGATGAAGACTGGGATACGTTTATTGACTACAACATTCAAGACGTTAACCTTTTAGTAAGACTAGAAGAAAAGCTTCAATATGTTCCTTTATTGAGAATGCTCTCATATGTTGGGTTAACGACTCTTGAGGGAGCAATGGGAACTATTCAGGTGATTAACGGTGCTCTTTGCATTAAAGCAAGGCGTCGAGGTGAGGTTATTGCTACATTTTTACGTAATGCTGATACCGGTAAAAATCCGGGCGCGTATGTTGCAGAACCTAAGCAAGGTTTTAAAAATCATGTTGTGTCGTTTGATGCTAATTCTCTATATCCTAATGTGATGATATCTTTGAATACTTCACCAGAAACTAAAGTAGGTAGAGTAGAGAAGACCACAGATGATAAGGTTATTATACAGCATGTAACAGGTAAAGTGTTTGAACTTGATAAGCCTGCTTTTGTAAAGTTCCTAAAAGATGAAGAGTGTGCACTGTCTAAAGCTGGGTTCCTTTTTACTCAAAAGAAGAAAGGTATTATACCAGAGTTTCTAGAGCATTATTATAATCAACGTGTTAAAATTAAGAAAGACCTCTTTAAAGCTAAGACAAAACTTAAGAAACTTAAAAAAGATTCTGCAGAATATACTAGCGCGAAGTATGAAGTAGAGAGACTGAATACATCACAAATGGTTATTAAGATTCTTATTAATTCGTGTTATGGTTACATGGGTAATAAGAATGCTCCTATTGGTGATGATGATATCGCATCTTCTGTTACGCTTACCGGGCAAGCTGTCATTAAATATTCAAATGAGCTTATCAAGCAATTTATCAAAAAAGAGATTCCAGATATCTCTGATAATGAGCTTGAAGAGTGTATTGTATACAATGATACGGACTCGTCGTATGTTTCTATTACTCCTCTTGTTAGCAAGGGTTTAAACTTTTTAGATGGAGATGATGTACATCAAGATACACATGATAAGATTCAAGAGATTGAGGACTATTTAAATGAAGGTGTACAGAATTGGGCTAAAAAATCCCTACTATCAAAAGATAGTAGGTTTGTGTTTAAGCGAGAATGTATAGCGGATGTAGGCGTCTTTTTGCAAAAGAAAAGATACGTTATGCATATCCTTGATGATGAGGGTATTAAGGAAAATAAATTTAAATATACAGGAGTTGAAGTAGTTCGAACTACTATGCCTAATGCTATTAAGCCGTATGCTAAAAAAATTATTGAGACTATGTTAAGTACACAGTCTTTGACTGAAACTAATAAGATACTCAACGAGACGTATGATATATTTAAAGGTTTATCTCCGGAAGAACTTGCGTTTGTTATGGGAGTAAAGGGTTACGAGAAGTATGCTGTAGATTGTAACGAATTTAATACTGTGAAAAGTATGCCAATACATGTTAAGTCTGCATATTTTTATAATCTACTTTTAGATAAGCTTAATACAGGAAACAAGTATGAATCGTTAGGTTCGGGTGATAAAGTTCGTTATATGTATGTCGAAAAACCCAATAAATACGGATTGGATAGTATCGGCTTTAAGTATGCTTACCCTTCTGAGTTTAAAGATACGTTTAAGATTGATTATGATAAAATGTTTGAAAAGATTTTGTTTCAAGGTATCGAAAGATTTTATGATTGTGTGGGTTGGAATATTCGCAAACCAGCTGAGAATGTTACAGTAGAACTTTTTGACTTGTTTAGTAAATAAGAACATTATGGCATTACAACCCGGCGGATATACAGACAGACCTGAAGATGATAATACTCGAAACGCACACCCTGCGTTTAATAGAGGTAAAATCCAAGGTATATTAGAAACATTAGCAATCTTAAAAGATGTAATCACCGGCAACGACGATGGTTCCGGAACTATTAACTCCCCGGAGATTGAAAAAATTAGGAGATCAGTTTTTCTTCTGAGAGATGCCCTATCACATGCATCAGACAAATCTACATACCTTTCAAAGCAAGCAAAAGAAGCGCTTGATGAAGCAATTAAAGTAGCAGATACACTAAGATATCAAAAAGGTTAGTGGATTTTTACAAAATTTAATTTAAAATATTATTATGGCAGACAAAAAACCAACAATCAAAACTATTATTGATCATATTGGACGTACAGTTGTAGGTACCGTCACTAAAGAGGATCCAAAAACAATTACATTGTTTAATCCTGTGATTATTCACGTACAACCTGATCCACAATCTGGTCAACTTCAAGTACAGTCCTTTCCATATATCTTTATGGAGTTCTTAAAAGACAAAGATAAGAACAACTGGACGTTTACCAAGAGTTCTATTAGTACTTCTGATGTCGAGCTTGATGAAAGAATTATCACGCAGTACGAAAACATTAATAACCCACAACCGCCCATTCAAGAGCAAGCTCCTACAGAAGAGCCAGAAGTAATTAAACTTTTTGATGATTAATTGATAAAAAAATATATACTGTGTAATAAATACTTTTACTATGAAACTAACTAAATATACACATAACCCAATTGCTGAAATCGAAAGAGCCTTTGATGGCTTTTTTAACTTAACACCTGTCTTTCATCAATTGGAAGAAGTTTACAAGACAGGTGATCAAGTTCGATTTTCTTCAGACGAAGACACACTAAGTGTGCAGATCGATTTACCTGGAGTTGCGAAAGATGATCTAGATCTTTCGACAGACACTGACCAACGTGAGGTCTACATCAAAGCTAAACGTAAGGTTAAGGCTCATGATGGTGAAAAAGAACAAACCTATAATAGGTCGTTCTCAGTCGGGAGAGAGTTTGATCTTAACAAGATTAACTTCACTTATATCAATGGAGTCCTTGAGGTAGATGTACCTCGTAGGAAAAAAGAAGAATATATTAAAACATATACAGTCTAAAATTTAAATGGGCTTAGCTAGCCCAAACCCGGGTGTGCCTGAATAAACATTTTAAGCAAGAGTGTTAAGGGGACTGCTGACTTACATGGAGGGTCAACTGACTATTATGTGTATAATGCGGGGTACAAGTAGGTAAAAAGATGAAACTGCATCTTGCCTAACTGAAAGTTGGAGGTAACCAGACAATCCTCTCACCCACCTCTTTAAAAAGCCCCGAAAGGGGCTTTTTTTATCTATAAATATAAGTGTGAATCTTATAATTATAGCTGATTTAACCACAAATGAGGGGCTATACTTTAGGTATCTAACAATGATGGTTGATGCTGACGTTGTAGTTGAGACAACTAGACCATTAATTGATTATCACTATAAAAGTCTCAAGAGTCAAGGTTTATATGACTTTGTAGATGATATGGTTACACCGGAATGTGACGTAGAAGGTATACGTATTGATACAGAATTAAACTATCCAATGACAATACAAACAGATAGAATAAAAGTAACTAATGTATTCCATCTATTAGAGCAAATTAAACAGTTGAAAAGCATATATAAGAAAATATAATCTTATATATGGATAAAGATATTGCTAGCGCATTAGACGCTATAGATAAAGTAAACCCTTTTGCTACCTACCTCGATAATAATACTCTTAGTCATGTTGGAGAATGGATTGATACTGGATCATATGTGTTAAATGCGATTATTTCTGGTTCAATTAATGGTGGAATTCCTAAAGGTAGAGTAACTATGCTCGCTGGTGAATCTATGACCGGTAAGTCATTGTTTGTTCAAAAAATTCTAGCTAAAGCACAGCAAGAAGGTCTTACTCCTGTTATTTTTGATACTGAAAATGCTATTGATCCAGATGGTGCAGAGAGACTCGGTTTAGATATTAGTAAAGTAAAATACGTACCTACTACTAGTATTGAACAAGCAAGAAACGCTCTATATAAATTTCTTACTTCTGTTAAAGAGAAGGGACTCGAAGGTAAGTTTATTGTAGCTATTGATTCTCTTGCTAATTTACAATCTGAACTTGAACTCAGTCGTATGAGTAAAGATAGTACTTCATCTGATATGGGTACTAAAGCTCGAGCTATGAAAACCTTAATGCAAACTTGTACCAACTTAGGTGCTATTACTCAGACTACAATCCTCTGTACTAACCATGTATACGACGACCCTACTGCATTGTTTCCTTCTATTGAAAAAAATATGCCGGGTGGTAAATCATGTGTATATCTACCATCAGTAACTGTACAATTAGCGCGTAAGCCTATGAAATCGGATGGTGGTAAAACTGTTGATGGTGAGTTAGCTGTTGGTCAGAAAAAATACTCTGGTATTATTATTAGAGCTTTAACTCGTAAAAATAGATTTATCAAACAATACCTAGAGGGTGAAATGTATCTTTCTTTCTCTACTGGTTTAGATAGATACTACGGACTAGTGGACTTAGCAGTTGGAGTAGGAGCAGTGATACAAACTGGAGCTACCTATCAACTTGAAGATGGTAAAAAGTTAGGATATTATAAAAATTGGCGTAAAGATGAAAAGCTTTGGGAGGAAACTATTTTACCTAAGTTAGAAGAAAGAATTAAAGATGAGTGGTCATATAGTAATAAAGAAGGGGAAGAAGCTCCTGATGAGATTGGATTAGAAGATTTATTAGACAGTGATAAATAACATAATGAAAATTGGTCATAAATTTCGCGAACAGATATTAAGTGATATTCGTCATGAAGCTTTTAAAAAAGCTGTGAGGTTTATTAACTACGAACTCGTACCAGGTGATATATGTGAGTTTGGATGTTACACGGGAAGGAGCTTAGCTAGTCTAGCATACTCTCATCAACAATACTTTCAAGACGAAAATCAACATAATAGAAAAAGTAGCATAAATAGAAAAATTTATGGGTTTGATAGTTTTGAAGGGTTACAAGATTCAGAAGGGCATCCAAGATGGGAAAAAGGCGTCTTTAAAGTTAATCATTCTTTTCACCCTTTAATTGGTTATGGTGAAGATGTGACGCCTGAGAAGGTAGTTAACTTCTTTTCACATTATAATTTACAAACACCTATTATTAGACCAGGCTATTTTGAAGATCTAGAAATTAATGATATTTCGAAAATTGCTATTGTACATATAGATTGTGATTTATATACTAGCACAAAGACTGTACTAAATTTAATTAGAGATAAACTAGTTCCAGGTAGTATAATTTTATTTGATGATTGGTTTCACTTTAAAGGTGATAGGAATAAAGGTGAACGATTAGCATTTAAAGAATTTTTGGAAGAAAATAAAAATATTAAAACAGAAGAATTTTTAAGATACGGTACCTTCTGTAAAGCTTTTATAATTAATGAAACGTAAACTAGTATTAACTCTTAGCGGTGGAATGGACTCGTCTGTGCTGTTGTATATGGCACAAGATAGAGGTTATGAAGAAATACATACTCTAACTTTTGATTATGGTCAGCGACATAAACGTGAATTAACGTGTGTTAATAAACAAATTAATAATTTTAACGAGCAGTTTTCCGGTTGGTTTAATTTAGAGGTAACTAATAAGGTCTTAGATGTAAAATACATTAGAGATATTGCTCCTACTTCATCTTTAACTAATGAAGATATTGATAATCCCAATATTAGTGAAATGGCTGGTGATGCACAACCTGTATCATATGTACCGTTTCGAAACTTAATGTTTTTATCTATCTGCTCTTCGTATGCTGAAAGTGTTGGTGCTGATACTGTTTGGTATGGTGCGGCTCAGGTAGATTCCTTAGCTGGGTACTGGGATGGTAGTGAAGAGTTTGTAGATGTGGTTAATAACGTTACAGATCTTAATAGAGAAAATAGAGTTGTAATTGAAGCTCCGTTGCTTGAAATGTCTAAAGCTGAAATTATTAAAGAGGGGGCTAGACTTGGTGTTAAGTATAAAGATACTTGGACTTGTTATTCAGATAGAAAAGATAAACTAGCAGATGCTACTACGCCGTCTAGTAGTATGAGAGTAAAAGGGTTTGTGGATGCCGGTTTAAAAGATCCTATCGCCTATGTCCAACAAGAAAAGTTGGATAAACTGTACGAAGAAAATAATTGCAAAGAGTGTGCTTAGAGACCGTAGCGTCTAAGCTCTTCTAACTGCCAAGATGTTTTTGGCTTGTATTTTTCCTTAAAGGATTGAGGTTCAATCTCCGTTTTCTTATTACGTTTATCTGAAGCTGATTGCTCTGTAAGATATGCAGATGTATCTGTCTTATGTGACTCAAGCATTGGTTGCATTACTATAGCATCTTCTTCATCTTCATTGCTAAGCTTCTTCATAGCATGCTTTTCTTTATCCTTGTTAACAAGATCATCTAACACGTCTTCATAATCAGTTGATGGAACATAATCCTCTGGCTGCTCTTTAGTTAAGAAGTGATCAAGGTCCTCGGCACCCTCGTAATTACCTCTCATCTTAGCTAATACAGCACCAGCTACTCTTTCTCCAGCTGCTTTTGAGCCATACTTTTTACCAGCGCTTTTTGCTATTTTAGAGAAATTCTTTCCTGGTTTACCGATATCTTTTCCTGCTCTAGCTTTCTTAGCGCTAAGATCTTCTGCATCTTCTACTTCAGTAATTCCACCACCTTCTTCACCCATTGAATACTCATCAGGCTCTTCCGGACTATCAAAACCATATCCCATCTCCTCGTAATCTTCATCTGGTGACATAACAACAACTACACTATCACTAATCTTATCAACGTCTCTCTTTAACGCTGCTTCAATTTTATCAATACCGTGTGCTGTAACAGCATTAGCTAATGGAGTATCTGGGTCAACTGAAAACTGAACTGTATTACCACTAATATCTAACCCATCTTCATTAGCATACTTAGAGACAATATTACCAACATCTTCAACACGCTCAGCATCTCTAATTTTAATCTCAATAAATGTTGTTGGATCTTTTTTTGACATTTCCAAACTTTGAGCTAACTCAGATTCTGCAGCATCCATTTGACCTACAGCGCCTTCAACAGCATCACCCATATCTTCACCTGCTTTAATGTCTTTAGCTAATTCCAAAGCAGCTTTTTGTGCTGCATATTTTTCTTCTCTACCTCTATCAGTTGTTGCTCTGTTAATATAACGAGCGAGATTATCTTCAACTTCTTTAGCAATTGCGTCTTTATTTTGTTCGATAACATCCTCTTTTGCATCCAATAAAGCTAGAAGATTTTGCTTTTTGGCAGCAAACCCAGCTCCTCTCTTAGCAGCAGCTAACTCGTCATCGCTTATAAGCTCTAAGTTATACAGTGCTGTTCTAATAAAGTTAATTGTATCCAACGGAGCAGAACTGAACCCAGCAGATCTTAGATCTTTAGTAACACCACCAAAAGAAGGGTGGTATTTAGCGTAAGGTGACTTTTTAGCTTCCGTAAGGAACTCTGCCCTGTTGAATAAATCATTAAAGCCGCTAAAATTATCGGTAAAATCGAAGGAACTCATATAATATATTTATACCCATGAAGCTAAATTATAAGGATTTTAATAAAATGACTGAAAAAGAACTGTGTAAACTACCTGGTGTAGGGAGGACCACAGCTAAACGTGTTTTAGGCTTTAGGCCTTTTAGAAACAATGACGATCTGTTTAAGGTAAAGGGTCTAGGTAGAAAGACACTTAAGAATCTAGGAATCGAAAAAACTAAAAAGAAAAAGAAAAAATGGTTTACTATTGATGGTGTCGATTACCCGGATTATAGTCTAGCCAAAGACAAGAGATATGGTAATATTGATTTGTTTTGGAGGATACCTAAGGAGCATAGACAATCTATCGCTGAACCAAGTGCGCATTCATTACGAATGAGAAAAATTTGCGAAAGAGTTAGAGCTGAGGGACCTGAAGGTACTATGAGTAAATATGTTGATAATTCACATATGTGGGAGCCAGGATTTAAGTTCGATTGGGAAGATTGATTATTGCATAGAATATATTAACATAAATTATGTGTGCAATTTTTGGATCATTCGATAGGAATATGTTAGAAGTCTTATATGACGCAAATAAGGATCGTGGTACTTTTGCTAGCAGTGTTGTATGTCTATCAGATGATGATCAATTTATTGCTAAATATGAAGGTGATATAGATTTTGATAAATTTAACTACGCTGGTAAAAAAGACATAGAATATCTTTTAGGTCATGTACAAGCTCCAACTTCAGTTAAAAGAACTTGGAACTATAATACATCTCATCCGTTTGAGACTATGAATTGGTTAGTGAGTCATAATGGTGTTTTGACAAATGAAAAGAAGCTAAGAAAAAATCATGTAGAGTTTCTAGAAAATCCTGTCGATACAGCTGTTATAGTTGAGTTGCTTGAGAAACACTCTCAAGTTAATAAAACATCTATTAATACTATAAAGCAAGTATTATCAATGCTCGAGGGTTCATTTGCTTTGAGTATTGTTAATTGTGAAACGAATGAAGTGTTTATTGCTAGGGTAGGATCTATATTACATTACAATAATAGAGGTAACTATACTACAATGCCTGGTGCTGGTTATAAAGTTTTACCGGAAGGTGTTATAATGAAATTAAATAAAAAAACAAAACGTTGGAATAAAGCCGGTACTTTTGAAGTTAAATCCCCATTTGCATTTGTATGAGTAAAACATTTATATTTTCTGCAACAGCAGGTAAGAAGGAAGATTCAATGCTTTATAATACTTGTAAAGATGAAGGAATTGATATCTTCATGAAAGAGTATAATAAAGAATCGTTACAAAAAACATATAACAAAGCAATCGATTTTGCAATCAAGGAGAGAGTTGAAAATTTAGTCTTAGTTCACGATGATGTAATCTTAGAAGCTTTTTCAGAAAAAAGAATAGAGAGAAACTTTGAAAAATTTGATATAGTAGGTGTAGCTGGCTGTAATAAAGTAACTCTTAAAAAACCAGTGTTATGGCATTTACTCGGAGGAGGATTCGAAGGTGGAAATTTATTAGGTGCAGTTGCTCATGGTACAGAAGGCCAAAAACACATGGGCGGTTTTGGATTTTATCCTAATAGAGCTATTCTTATTGACGGAGTCTTTTTAGTTATAAAAAGAAAGGTATTTGAAAAAATACGTTTTGATGAAACGTGTCCATCTAAGTGGCATTTTTATGATTTAGATTATTCTATGCAATGTCATAAAGCTGGATTTAGAGTCGGTGTTGGTGATTTTATCGTAACGCATAAATCCCCCGGTCTTACAGAGTTTACTGAAGAGTTTCAAAAAGGTGAAGACTGGTTTCTCGAGAAGTGGAAAACTCAATAAACTATTATACCATTAAATTGTGAGTAAATTAGACTTAGATTATTTCGAAAATATTCTTATTTATAAGTCTCTTACTGATAGTGGTTACCTGGCTTCTATTGCTGATTTTGTAAAGCCTGAATACTTTAAAAATAAATCGATTGCTAGTATCTTTGATATTATCAAAGACTTTTCTGAAAAGAGGAATAAACTTCCTACTGCTACTGAAATAAAATCTTATCTTGTTTCTGACGAACAAAAAGAGTCATTTAAGGAACTTGTTAAGTCGTTTTCTGATATTGATAATACTTTAGATAAAGACGAGTTGTATGATAATACCGAGCAGTTCCTTAAAGAAAAGGCTGTCTATCATACAATGCTTAATGTTGCAGAAGATGTATCGAGTGGTAAAGTAGATACATCCGTAGTACTAGATAAGTTTGAAAAGTCTTGTAATATTAATCTTGTAACTGATCTTGGTTTAGACTTTTACGGCGATGTTGATAAGCTTATTGATGATCTTAACTCTGTTGAAAGATATGTTCCTAGTAAATGGGAATGGTTAGACAATTGCTTAGGTGGTGGCTTTTTAGAAGCAGGTAAAGCCTTGTATGTCTTTGCTGGTGAAACTAATATTGGTAAATCTATCTTTCTTGGTAATATTGCTAGTAATATAGCTGAAGAAGGTAAAAACGTTCTATTGGTTACTTTAGAAATGTCTGAGCTATTGTATGCTAGACGTATTTGTAGTAATGTTACTAAGATTCCAATGAAGGAGCTAGCTCAAAACTCTGCAAGTATTAAACATGGGATGAATCAGCACGGTGGTAAAATTTTTATTAAGGAGTTTCCGCCTGCAACTATTACCGCAAATCAACTTAAAGCGTTTGTTAAAAAGTTTGAAGAGCAAGGTATTAAGTTAGATGCTATTGTATTAGACTACCTTAACCTAATGCACTCTACTGTGGGTAATAATTCATATGAACGTATCAAGCATGTAACTGAGCAAGTACGTGCTATGAGCTACTTGTTTAATTGTCCTATTATTTCAGCTACTCAATTGAATAGAGCAGGGTTCGATACAGATAACCCTGACTTAGCGACTATTTCTGAATCTATTGGTCTTGCTGCTACTGCTGATGCTATTATTTCTATCTTTCAGAATGAAGAAGATAGAGGTATAGGGGTTATACGTTTAGGTATGATGAAAAATCGATACGGTCCAAGAGGTAATACTCAGGCTATGAGAATTGATTATTCTACATTAACAATTGAGCAAGCTGATGATGTGGAGGTAGGTGAGGAAATGGATGATACCCTTAACGTGTTAGCTGGGCTTGCACAATAAGGAACTTTTAGTAAATACTAGAAGTGAATATACAAGTATGGACAGATACCGACTTACATGGAGCAGGTGCTACTCTTGTATTAAAGTGGTTATATAAAGATGCTAAAACATTTAGCATTAATGACGTTTCTGAGTATACTTTTACCGGTAAATTTAAAGGAGCAGAACAATCATTAGATCATTATGATAAAGTCTTTGTTGTTGACTTAGACTTAACGCCAGAACAAATTAAGTTAGCTGATCACCATAATGTTGTTGTTATTGATACACATAGAGGTCACATTAAGCATAAACATCTTTATAAAGAAGCAAAAATTATAATAGATGATAGTTATTATTCCTGCGTTAACTTAATGTTAGATAAATTTAATAAACACTTACAGCATTTAACCGATAAACAAAAGCTACTGTTAGAATATATCAGTACTTACGACTGGTATAACACAACACATAAAGAATCATTAAAACTAAATGCTGTCTATTATAATTTAAATTCCCCTAAAACTGAAAAATTTATAGAAGCGTTTATAGATGGTTATAGAGAATTTACAATTCATGAAAAGAATGCTATAAAGTTATATTTTAAAAAATTTAAAGACCAGATAGATAGTGGGCAAGTATTTACAGGGATGATAAAAGACTATAGTGTAGTAGCTACTTTTGCAAATTATGCAATTAATGAGCTAGCGCATTTTTTAATTAAAAAATATAGTACAGATATCAGCATAATAGTTAATACTCAAGCTAAAACAGTTTCATTTAGACGCTCGAAAGAAAGTGACGTTGATGTAAGTATATTAGCTAAAAAAATATGTGAGGGTGGAGGACATGCATCATCAGCGGGTGGTAAATTAACTGAACAATTTGCAAACTTAACCAAAACATTTGTACCGTGCTAACAACATCAAATATATCCCCAAATCCCTCAAAAACGTTAATTAAAGACGAGACAGAGCATCTCCTTCTTTGCTTTTGTACGTTTTGCTCAATGCTAAAAGGTAAAAAACTATCTCTACAAAATATCTTTATACTAGTATTACAAGAGGAAAGATTGAGAAACATTTTAAAGGAACTTTTAACAATTGAAACAAACTACGATATAGTAAAATTGTTTATAGACTTCGAACCCGCAATAACAAAGTCTAAATACATTACTAAGTTCCTTAATTCAAATTCGAATATACAGTTGTAAAAAGCTGTTGATATCTTTTCTTTAGATCTTATAATTATTGCATGAGTACTTTTAATACTTCAATGTTTCAATCAATCAAAGACGCGTTAGCTAGCTCCGATAGTAAGGGTTCAGCTACATTTAACGAGATTATGCCTACTAAAGTAGGTAATACTTATACGGTAAGACTTTTGCCTTATGCAAAAGATCCTAGTAAGACTTTTTTCCATTATTACAATCATGGATGGAATTCTTTCGCAACCGGACAATATGTTCAAACGCTTAGCCCTCAAACCTTCGGTGAAAGAGATCCGATTGCTGAGGAGAGGTTTAAGGTTCTTAGAACAGGTAGTGAAGAAGAGAAAGAAAAGATGCAAGCTATTCGTCGTTTGGAAAAGTGGCTTGTTAACGTATATGTTATCGATGATCCTGCTAATCCGGATAATAACGGTAAAGTAAAAATTCTTCGATACGGTAAGCAGCTTCAAAAAATTATTACTGAAGCTATTGAAGGTGAAGATGCTGAAGAGTTTGGTCCTCGTATCTTTGATCTAGGTAGTGAAGGTGTAAACTTTAAGATTAAAGTTGAGCAACAAGGCGACTTTCCGACGTATGTATCATCAAGATTTACTACTGCAGGTAAGATTGATGTATCGGATGATAAGCAGAAAGAAATCTACGAGAGTGCATTTGATCTTACTGAAGTGTTTACTCAAAAGTCTTACGATGAACTTAAAGAGATGCTTAACGAGCATTATTATTGTAAGACAGAAGAAGAAGTACCTGCTACTTCAGCCCCTGAACCTACTAATACTACACCAGCAGAACCGGAACCGGTAGCTGCTACTAATGATAGTGTAGAAGAGGATATTGATGATTTGTTAAAGGATCTTTAATATGAGTACACAAGGAATGACACCAGAAGAAAAGGCTGTAGTGATGCAGTTTATGGGCCAGACATACGGTCAATTACACCAACAAGATCAAAATATTGTTGGAAGTGCCACTAACTTAAAACCTAAGTCACAAGAAATGAAAGCCGTATTCGAACAAACTGCTCATATGCCTACTGTACAACAACACCCGCAATATCAGCAGCAACCACAAGCTGCACCTCAACCAGACCAACCGGTGCAACCAGCACCACAGGTGCAACAAGTTACGCCTGAGCAAGCTGCAGCTGAATTACAGCAAGCTCCAGTACCAGTACAAATTCCTAATACCATACCAGTTGAGAATCCAGATCAAATGGAGTTTAACTTATCCGAACCTTCTACCACAGATAAGTTGCTTGATCTCTTAAAAGAGCAAAATTTGCTATTAAAAGAAATTAGCTTAAAATTAGATAATGGAAAAAAGACAATTAAAGGTCGCAAACAAAGCTGAATTTTTAAAGTTATTAGACGCTATTTCAAAAATAAATGATAGTGGTGTTATTCTTGATTTACAAGAAAATAAAATAACTAGTTTAGTATCAAGTATTGATAGTACTTTAATATTGTGCTCTGAATATAAAACAGAGATTGGTTTTAACAGCTCACTAAATATTCCGGATGTTAAAAAGCTGCGTAATGTTCTAGATACCGTAGAAGATACTGATATAGCTTTAGATATTAATTCGAATAATCTCGAGTATAAAGGTGATAGTGTTAAGTTTAAGTATCATTTATTTGAAGAAGGGTTTATAACTAGACCTAATATTAATTTAGAAAAAATTAATTCCTTTAAATTTGATGTTGAGTTTAAGCTCAATAAAAATACACTGCAGCGGTTATTTAAAGGCAGTACTTTTGCATCTGAGACTAATAAAATATATTTTTATACTGAAGGTGATAACTTAATGGCAGAGCTTACTGACCGTGCACGACATAATACCGATAATTTTACCTTAAGCTTAGGTAAGACGAATATTGAGTTAAAACCTGTACCGGTAAACTTAGATAATATTAGATTACTTTCAATTATAAATGAAGAATTTAATGTTAAAGTAAATACTGAATATGGTGTTGTTGTATTTGATATTGAAGATAAAGATATTAAATTAAAATATATTATATCAGCCTTAACTCAATAATAATGGATACACAGAAGAAGAACAAGCTTAAAACCGCAGGTTATTTTATTAAAAGATTAAAAGATAACGATTTTGTAACGTTACGAATATTTGATAAGTATAGTGAAACTGATCCTCGTAAGTGGACTGTTTTAATTGATCCAGGTGGAACTTCTGTCTATGTTACGTGTTTTGAAAATACACCATTTAAAGGAGAATATCTGTTTAACTTTAATGACGGTAATCAAATATTCAACAATAACTTTAGTTTGAAAACCGATTCAATTGAAGTTGTTGTAAGTAAGCTATTAAAATCCGGAGTACAGCAGAGGAATAAGAATGATTTTCTGAATAAATAATTATATGAGCGATGATCAACCAGAAAAAGATTTTGAAGATTTTGAGGATCCGGTTGAAAATGATGAGGAATTAAGAGAATTGGTTGAAAAGGCCCTTAAGCAAAGTATAGTTGAGAAAAAAACATTTAAAAGAAGACAAGATTTAGCGCGTAGGTTATGCAATATTATTAGTGAATATTTAGATTGTTATATTTTATTGGGTTATGATTTTCAAGGGCAACATTTAGACATTAAAGCGTCTAAAACACCACAACAACAAGAAGCATTAAATTCGTTTTTATTAAAATACTTTGCATCTGAAATGCATCATATAAAAGGCCATGGGTTCGGTCCAGATGAAATATCGTAAAAGAGATATATACGCAGTTGAGACGGGAGACTACGTAGGTAAAATGTTTGCAGTGGTAAAATTAAAAAAAGACACCATTGGCTGTCTTATTTTACCGCAAATGGAAAACGTTGATGTTCCGATAGAATCATTTGATAACGGAAGGAACAATGATATAATTAAGTTTGTAGAGAAGCTTCCTAAAAACGTATATTCTGTTGTAGAGGCTCAATATAATAAAAATGAAAACTCTAATAATAGACGGGAACAATTTAATACACCGAACATATCATACAGCGAAGATTCAGTCGAAGAAGACGGAGAACCACTCGGATTACCAGGTAAGTAACTTCCATATTTACTTTACGCTTAACGCTGTTAGCTCCTACGTGAAGCAGTTTGTTCCTGATACTACGATATTTGTATGGGATGAAAAGCAAGACTATAAACCCAATATACGCAAGAGCATCCTTAAGGAATACAAGGGTAATCGATCTAAGGATCTTTCACCTCATCAAAATAACGAGGTCATAAAGTCGATACTCTACTCAATGGGTATTAATTCTATCTTTCCTCGTGAACTAGAGGCAGATGATATTGTTGCATATATTTGTAGAGAGCACGAAGGTTCGAAAGTAATTATCTCGGTTGATAGAGACTTTCTGCAATTGGTTAGTTCTGAGTGTACCTTATACGATCCGATACGTAAGAGATTCTTTGAAGATAGTAATTTTGAAGAGCAGACAGGGTATAAGGATGTTGAGCAATGGTTTACTGCAAAATGTTTGACGGGTGATAAGTCGGATAATGTACCAGGTATACCTCGCTTTGGTAAAGCTTCAGTTAAAAAATATTTTGAAGATCCTGGATTTATGCTAGATGATTCTCAACGCGAAATATTCAAACGAAACGTAGATATATTTTGTTTAGATAAGTATGAGTCTCTACCTGATGAAGCACAATACTATAAAGATCAATTAGCTGTTAAAGTTGATCCTTCATATAAGGTATTTCTTGAATATTGCGAGGAATATTCCTTTAAGAGAATTTTAGATAAAAAAGAAGATTGGCATAATTTGTTTTTTATGAAAAACTTATATAATAAGTTAAATGATATCGCTTCCTGAAGATTTTGTTATACTAAAATTCTTTGAGCTAGGTTTTTATCCTAAGTATAACAAATTTAATAACGTTTATCAATGTAGTTGTCCTATCTGCAGAGAGGGTAAGTCATTAGGTAAAAAAAGACGATGTTATTACATACCTAAAAATGAAAATATATTTTGTCATAACTGTGGGTGGTCTGGTAAACCGTTAAGATGGATAAAAGAAGTATCAGGTACTACGGATAAAGATATAATTAAAGAATTAAAAGATCATGTTCCAGATGCTGAAGATATTGTTGAAAGAAGTGAAGATACTAAACCAAACTTTAAAGTCGCTACCTTACCTAAGGATAGTATTAATTTGTCTGACGAGCTTCAGCTTAACTTTTATAATAGTAGTAACGTTGTTACAGCTGTTAGACATTTAATTAAAGAGCGGCGATTAGATACCGCGATAAACAAACCTTCATCGTTATATGTATCATTAACTGATATGGTACATAAAAATAGACTCGTTATACCTTTTTTTAATGAGCGTGATGAAATAGAGTTCTATCAAACAAGGACCGTCCTAAACAAAGATAATAAAGTTAAACCGAAATATTTAGGAAAGGTAAATGCTGAAAAAACGCTCTTTAATATTAATCGTGTAAGTAGTGATCATGATTGTGTTTATATTTTTGAGGGGCCAATTAATGCTTTCTTTACGAAAAATTCAATTGCTGTAGCAGGTATTACTGAACGTGGTAAATCGTTTACACAACGGCAAGAAGAGCAGTTAAATACAACGCTTAAATGGTATGATAAAACGTGGATCCTTGATTCACAGTGGGTTGATCAGGCATCCTTAGTAAAGTCTGAAGTACTACTCAAACAAGGAGAGAGAGTGTTTATATGGCCGGAGAAGTTTGGCAAGAGATTTAAAGACTTTAATGATATTGCAATTGCTTGTAAGATAGATGAAATAAAGTGGAGCTTTATAGAAAAAAATACCTTCGATGGAATCGAAGGTATTGTGAGATTATCTGAGATTAAAAAATATCGAAATCAAACGTATTTAAACTGAGCATTTCCGGTCTGGGCAATATAACCTTTAAACGACTCGTTTAGAGCAGCTAGCTCTGTAGCAACTCTAGCAATTTTACGCTGTTCAGAAGCTTTCATACGATCAAAGATTGTATCAGGCTCAGCATTAGCTAGTAGAGTTTGAATTGAATCTGGAGATGAACCATTTAAGTACTCTAAAAACTGTTCAATTTCACCAACCCAACCTTCAAGCTTAGTTCTCATAGCCGCGTTGCGCTCGCTAACAGCTTGTGCAGCCTTTACATTTGGATCTTCATCAACAGCAACTTCATCTACTTCAACATCTACGTCAAAATCACCAGCCTCGGTATTATCCTCTAATTCTGCTTCAAAAGCTGCTCTCTCCTCTTCAGCTTGTTCATTAAGAGATTTAAAAAAACGGTTTTCAAATTTGGTCATAAAATTATTTAGTCTCTAGCATAAATAATTACATGGATGGACCAGAATTTCCTTACAGCGTAGGCCCAGAAGATAAGCCTATCAACTTTCATATGAATGCTTCAGATCAAATGGGTATGTATAAGGATAATGAAAAACACCAAAAAGCGCCGCCTATCTTACCATATCACTTACAGCAAATGAATCAGCTCCTAGGAGACACGTTTACAAATTTAGTTGAAGTAAGAAATATGTTAGCAGCAGCAAAATCTAATGAAAATATTGCTGGTGGTGTTATTGATCAAATTAACAATAAAATTGATCAAATTAACGAACTACTACTTGATATTCCAGAGGATATGGCTAAAATAGCTATATGACTATCTTAAGGTCGTTTTTTATTACTATACTTGTATCTCTTGCTATTGGTTTTGGATTACGCAATATATTTGGATTTTGGGAGACTACAGTTCTCGTTTTTGTTTGTCAGTTTTTAATTGCTTTTATTGTTTCATCTCTCAAGATTAATAAAGTAGATAATCTTACTGCAGAGTTTGAAGGAGAATTACAACAACTTCTCGATCTTAATGAAGCGACAATTGTATGCCCATGTAATAATAATACTTTTCAGCAGAATGTATTTGTAAATATGGATAATACATTTACATGTGATAAGTGTAACAATACATATAGAGTAGATATAAATCTAGTACCAACGCTCCTAACCGAAACTCTCGATGTTAATAAGACATTCTCTGACTTAGCGAAAGAAGTAAGCGAAAGCCAGGATATAAAAATAACATCTGACTATAAGCCAGGAACGGAACTATAATATAATTATATTATGAATAAACATGAATTTAAACTAAAAGACGGTACAACGAAGACGATGGACTTTGATGAACTAGTTCGTTGGGCTTGTCTAATTGAAGCGCTTGAAGTAGTAGGTGGTAGAGAAGATATCGATATTGAAAGTAATAACTGGATTAAGCCTCTCGCTTTTCAAAAGTATATTGATGAGAGATTTCATTCAATGAAGCATGATCTCAAGGTAGAAGCTACTTTAGGTAACTTATAAACCTAATTCTTCTTTAACGGCTTGGATATATTCTGTTGATACTTTACCTTTAAATCTTTCGATTATTTCATTAGTATCTTTTCCAATTTCTTGGAATCCAATCATATAATTACGGAATCTATCCTCTTTAGTTGGGCGATAAGGAACACCAGCAGGTCTACCGAAGCGATGTAACCATCGAAGAAACGGTAAACAAACAGCCTTTCGCCCAGCTAATCTATATTTTTCATGAATATAGCCCTCTTCACCACCAAATCCTCTAAACTTTTTATTAAAGCCTAACCAGCTATCTTTTCTACATGTAAATAAACCTAAACCTTGTGCTGGTATTTCAAATGGTTTATTATTAGGATCTTTACCTCGTTTATCTGTATCCCAAACGCCCCACATATCACTACCCCACTTATCGAGATTAAAATGGGTGCTTACATTCTTCATATCATCATATATTAACGGCCCTTGTAATAAGTTTTGATGATCTTTACCTGCATCATAAAAATCTAAAAGCTTCTTTAAGCTACCAGGATCTAATAATACATGACAATCTAATACTAATACGTATTCAGTGTTAGCTAAACCAAATATTTTATCTCTTAGTGAGGTTGCTGAGAAACCATCAAACTCAACATATGTTACAGGCTCTTTAAGCCAGTCGACAAACTTACGGATCTCTCTTCCTTGTGCTGATTTTGGGTTGTTATTAATGATAACAAATTCTAGCCTATCTAATACCTCTTTATGATGTAATCTTAAGGATTGAATAGTAAAATAGAGACCTTCATAGTCATCATAAACGCAAGTTCCGATAGTTAGCTTTCCCACATTAATAATTACTAAAACTGTAGGTTATTGCAATCTTCATCCTCCGGACAAATAGTTGTAGTCACCGTTAATACAGGAGGAACTGTCGTTGTCGTAGTAGTAGTTGTAGTAGTTGTAGTAGTCGTAGTTGTAACCTCGTCCATTATGAACGGTGTTTGTAACGGTAAAATAGGAGCCGGATATAAAAATATCGGCACCTCTTGAGTCTCAGGTGTTTCCGGTAGCTCCGGCGGCTCTGGTGGTTCAGGAGGTAGAGTAATTATTGGGGTTCTAGGATCTGGAGGAAAGCTCTCTCCCGGTGGTACAATATGTGGTGGAATAGTTGTACATGGCGGCGGTGGGGTAGTATATACCGGTGTGGTATACGTCGGTGTGGTATACGTCGGTGTAGTCGTATAAGGTGGCGTAGTATACGGTGGTGTAGTTCTATACGGTGGCTCAGTAGTAGGATCTTCATATATCCTAAAATCACTACTACTACCGTCGGTTGGATCAGAAAATATTAATCCGGGTAAATCTGGTGTTCTTATGATCGGGCTACCGTTTAATGAACCATCCGATTCATCAACCGGCTCAGGATACGGATCATAGCATATACCCTGTTCATTACGCCTCCAACCGTCAGGACAAACATCTACACATTCACCGTTAACTCTTTCCTTACCTTCAGGACACGGAGGTTGGGTTACTGGAGGTGGTGGAGGAGTGGTTTCATCCGGCGGTGGTGTTGTACGTACAACACCATAACTATCATCATCACTTGATGAAATACCTTTTAAAAGTTCTTCATCAATATCAACTGTGTTAGGTGTATAATTACCACCATACACACCCATCGTTTCACCTGCTAGTTTAGTTATTGCTTTGTTTATAAGCTCCTGTATCGCAAGTGTACCGTAGAAAGGACCACCGCTAGTAGTAAAATGAGTTTCAATTAGAATCGGTGTATTATTTGTATATATAAAAGTAGGGGAACTACTATCGCCTCTTTCTAATGGTTCATTGATGTAATTATCAGACTCTCGATATTCCTCGTCAACATTAGTGTGTGGTGGAAATGTAATATTAACACCATTATTAGATCCCCCTCCATATTTTACAATAAGCGCTTTTCTTTCTTGATCCGTGCGTACAAAATGACTACCTTTTAGAATTTCTGAATATTCAGTGAAACTCTTAGGTTGAGGTAGTGAGTAAATTGTTACATTATCAACCGGTTCATTGAGTAAACCAACAGTTACATCATACTTACTATTACCTCCGACTTCCCGATCTAGATTTTGCGTTAAAACTATCCTTCTAGTAATTCTATTTCCATTTTTATCTACAAAAACTACTTCACCGCCAAATGGATCATTAGGACCATATAAAACAGGCCAATGTTTTGATAGGACGACATGCTGCGGGGTTATTAATGTAGCTGCCTTTCTCCATGGAGGTGGTCTATCATTTTGATTTTGTGGAGACCAGTTTTCTGCACCAGCCTCATTAACTCCGGAAAAATCTACTTTTGATAGCCCAGTACCAAAGTTAATAGGCATTGCATCTAAAAGAACCTTATTTATATTCTTAGCTGTTTGTGATAGCTCTCGCGCAGCTAGCTGCGACTCTATGGTCGTTGGGTCTTCAAATACTAACTCTGGATTATCATCTAAAAACTTTTGAATAATACCGAGATCATCGTCTAGAAAACGCATCTGTATAAGCTTAGCATCCGCCGGCAGATTACTATCTCGGACTTCTACGTACTTTGCGTATATTTCCTCAGCCAGTTCAGTTATTTCTGTCCAGGTTAATAACTCTAATCGACTGTTTAGGCTTCGTTCACGAGCCTCGAAGCGTTTAGCAGCAATTTCTTCAAGTCTAGCCGCTCGATCTATACCTTGTTGTCTCTGAGCTTCATATTCTAGTTCAGCCTGCGCTGTTCGATCCTCTTCTTCTTGTCTTTTCGCTTCAGCACGAGCTTCTGCTTCCTTTACTTTATCATCACTAACTTGCTGAATAGCTTGTTGTCGAGCTTGAGCTGCATTAAATAAAAACTGATTTATTAATACTGTTGTTGTACCTAACGAATTAATTTGATCAATATACTCTTGCTTTCTATAATAAGGTATAACATCCTCGCCTAATGAACTTATCGCCCGGTCTTTTATTGCATTAAGTCTTTCAAGCCTTTCTGCTGCAATTCGTGCAGCAGCATCTGCTGAAGCCCTATCAGCAGCTAGCTGCGCTGCATCCACTGCTTCTTTAAGAGATTCTATTTTTGCAAGTATGCTAATAAAAGCTCCCGCAAGGTTAAGAGCTGTAGTTTTACTAGCACTTGTTCTAGATGTAATTTGCCAAGCAGCATGCTGCTTCCCAGCTTGGCCAATTCGATATGTTTCCTCTGCATCACCAGCTGCTGCGTTTATAGCTATTGCAGCACTGTCAATATTATTATAAACGTCTGTTATCGATGTATTAGATAATACATCAAAATTATTAGCTGTATTTAACCATTGGTTAACACTCATCAAAGCCATAGCAACCTTTCCATTTGCTAAGTTCGCTGAGTCTCGGGCGCTTTCAGCCATGTCATTTAGATTTGCAACTCGAGTTACAAAACTTTGCGGAAATTCATTAGGCCTTCTATTTTGTACTCTTAATGATAAGCCAAGTGTACCGGGCGCGTAACCACGACCTCCTGGACGACCATTTCCAATTGTATTTTCAGCAGCAGTAACTGATTCTTCAGCTAACTTAGCTGCTGCTGCTAACGGATCACGTATTGTATCAACAATATCACTCTTACTAATCGTAACAGTTTCCGTCTCCGGAGCTGATTCAAAATCTTCAGTCTGATCACTTAACCCGCTGTCATCTGTATAAGTTAATTCAGGTGTGGGGTCAGCATCTGTAACAGTAGGAGGAGGTGTAGCTTCATCAGGCGGTTGTGTAACGCCCGTGTCTTCAACAATAGTAGGACGTGATGGTTCTGATTCCAAAACATCCGTAATAATCTCTACTTCCCTTACATTTACCCCCTCACTCTCTCGTTCCGGTGGTGGAGTAACACCAGGTGTTGAAGGATCGTAATTAGGGTTAGGTATGTTTAAAGTTTGAGATTTAACATATGGTCTACCATCTACAATTTGCTGAAGAGATATAGTAACATCCATGCTGCCGTCTCTAGAGACTTCATCAGCACCTAAAGTTAAGTTAGCAGCATTTATAGTTATTTGCGCAGTACCAGGTGATACTGCTGAAACACCATCCTCAAGTTCTTCCTTATTGTTAAAATCTTCAACAAAATATTCTACTTCACCATCAAACCCCCTACTTAAAGAAACGTAATCAACATTAACACTACCTCTAGTGTTATCAAATGAACCCTCAACACCACCTGCACCGAGTTGTGGGTAAGATATAACAGTTACAAAAATATCCTGTATCTCTACATCTGGGCTTCCTAAATGTACAGCAGCCGGCGCCGGTGTTCCAGATGGTACTCCATATGGATCAGGTGGTGGTGTATTAGAAAAATCTGGTGCTGGCGTTTCCATTATGCAGTAATGTTAGTAACAGTTGTAAATGGAGTACTAGGCACTGAACTTAAACGAGGTGTACGTATAGTTTCAGTAAGTACCTCACTTCCTTCATACCCTTCAACATGAAAGTTTCTTAAGAAAAAGTCTTTTGCACTTAATTGATAAGCAGCAGCAGTTGCTGCATAATTCGCTGAAATTGGAGTAGAGAAGGCAAACCCGCAATAAATGTTTTCTATATTAGAAAGAGTACTATATCTTGTACCGAGGTTAATAGCTGTTAGTAAAGTATATGTTGTAGTATCACTCTCTCGTGAATCAACATACAGGGTTCGTCCAAGATCAACATACCTAAATCTTAAAGTTCTATATGTATCTGTAGATATAGTACTAAATGTAGTAGAAATGGAAGAAAGGTGGTTATTAACAACTACATTATGTAAAAAGTCTCGTGTTATAATTGATTCTCTTAATACTTGGTGAGGCTTTACCCCGGGTCGATCATCTCTACCTGTTAACGCGTATTTACCAGTAGAATCAAACGCTACTTTAACTAACATACCACTAAGTACAGCCCCTTGGAGTAAAACTGTAGAAGCGCCTTCTGTTTTTAAAGGTTCAGAAGAGGATAAAACACCTGCGGCGGTATATCCTTCCGTCAGCAGTGCATTTGCTGATAATACAAATTCTGGGTCTTGATCACCAATATATTGTCCAGGTAGACAAGATAGAGGTTTAGGTAAATTAGTTAAAAACGTTGAAAAACCTAATTCATAATTATGAGATTTAGCTGTTGTACCAAAACTAGTACTCGGTAGCTTATATTGAAAAGACCACGTAATATCATAATTTGAATTAAAAGATTTACCAACTTCGACGAAGGTATAATATCTTGCCTCCGCGGGTAATGATATATCTGTTGGAAATCCTGCTAATGCTGCCATATATATATTTAATTACTCATTCCTTTATAAAAGTACAGGTTAGAGATTTTGTTTTTTTGATTTGTGTTTTAAACACTAACATGTAACCTAACTTTGATAACTCTAAATGTACCGTTTTAAAGTGCTCGAATGGTATATTGACAAGGATACTTTCAGACTCGTTATCATATATAACGTAGTCGGAAAATTCTTCGCAGAGTGCATTAGCTCTGCAAACACTTGTATTCATACAAGTATTTATTCTTCATCAAAGACTTGAAGAATTTTATCTATCTTTTCAATTAAAATACTGGTGTCAGCATGCAGTTGACTTTCACCATATCTAAAGCTAGTGTTATTAGCTAAAATTTGTTTTAGAGTTACAAAGTCTTCAAAATCGAGACCTTCAACTATAACTTCTTCCATATTGTAGTTATTTTCTCTACGCTATAAAGCAACTAGTTCCATTCAAACACAACAACACCAGTTGCAACGGCAGCACTTGCGGGTTTATCAGCATGTGACCCTCCACCCCCGCCATATGCAGGTGAGTGTCCATAAAATCCAGCTCCACCAACATCTTCTTCATCTCCACCATCGTCTGTATCGATAAATCCAACCCCACCTAAAATCCTTAATGTACCTGTCGGTAAATATCCACTTTCAGCAATTGTTGGAGACGCAGCGTCTATTGAACCAAACGCGCCACCTGGCGCTGTAACTATTGGATCATTACCATCTGCTTTAGGTTCATATATGTAACTAGTTTGTCCGCTAGTAAGTCCAATTGGAGCGGCTCCAACAATAACTGGAAACTCTGTTCCGGGTTTTGCAGAAAGATATCCAATAGCTGTAGCACCGGCGTTACCCGATTGCTTATCACCGGGAGATCCTGACCCGGTTACGTAAAACTTAACATACGATACACCACCTGGCATTTTAAAGGTATGTTCTATATTCGGTGTATCGTATATTTGCATACCAGGCTGTGGTCTTGTTATTCTTACTTCACCACTAAGTGGGTTAAAGGCTGTATCGGTTACATTTTGTGTAACACCTGATCCTGAAGTAATAGTAGCAGATAAGTTTTTACCAATGGTATATGTTGGATTAGTTACACCGCCAAAAGCTTTGATAATAAAATTCATACCAACAGCTGAAAGTGTTGTTTTTTGAGCCGATAATCCTACTCCACGAGAAGGGAATTGAGCTCCTAGACTGTTGGTTGTTGAATCAAAGCCATGTATAAATGTAGAACTTAAATTTGGAACATTGAAAGTATTATCTGTAAAATTACGCCCATATTGTCCATTAAGAGCAGTGAGAAGCTCAGAATATGTTACAGCATTAACAGCTTGCCCGTTACAATTCAACCAACCATATGGTGCACTTGTCAATGGACCGGCATATGTTTGAATAGAACCAACCGGAATTAAAGCAGCTGTGGTTGGTGCAACAGCTGTTAAAACTTCTTTGGGTACTTTCCAAGCAAGTTGAGATCCCCCAGCGCCATTACTCTTTTCGAAAGCCAAAAAGTCCTCTTTTTGCGGACCTGTAGTAGGAAAAGTATATGGTACACCACCTACATCTACTTTTGATGGTAGAGTAAGATAATCAGTTAAGCCCGTACTATTCTGTGTAATCTTGTCTATACTTATAGTAGAACTTAACGCTAATTTTTCTGATCCATCGATTGTTAAGGAATTTCCTATTGCATTTAAAGAAAAATTACCAGCTGATAATGTACCAACTGATATCCTATTATTGGCGTCAATATTAATAGATGGGTTAAATGCACTTAAATATGTTGCAACAGTTACCCAATCAGCTGCTACGCTTCCTGTACCTTTAACTAGAATTTTAAATTCACGATTATCTGTATCATATGCATAATCACCACTCGCTACAGGTGCTAATGATGTTAGATCAGCTGCTTCACCTGCCCATTTATTTCCAACTATAATACCACCCTTAGTTGTACCATCACCAATATATAATCTCTTTGTATCAGTTGTGTAACCTAATTCGCCAGTTTCTAATGTTATTTGCTGTCGATCAAAATTCGTACCTCTCCTAACAAGAAGTTTTAATAATGTGTTTTCTAAAATTTGTATGGACATGTGTTAAAATATTTAATAGCTATAAACCGGTATTGCAAATCTATCAAATGTTTCATTACTACCGCTATTACGCACAGCACCGGATAAAGCCATGGTAATAAATCCAGCAGAACTTAAAGATACTGCACCTCCACCTGAATCTAATCCGTTACATACTTGCTGTGCATATTTACCTAAAAATCCCTGACTCACCTGATTAGGAGCGCCATTAAAGATGTTTAAAACAGGATCTTCAGCATATTTAATAATAAAGTTAACACCAAAGGCGCTTAAATTATTTTGCTGCAGTCCGTTAGGATCATCATCAGTAGCACTTAAGAATAGTGTTTTTGTACTTGCTGTAATAGCACCATCTGCACCGTAAAGCATAACGTCACCACCAGTTAAACTCGGTACTCTAAAGAGAGACATTCCTGTACCTCCATATACAGTACCTATCTTATCAAAAAGCTGTCTATACTTCGGATCAGTATTTGCATCATATGCATGACCATCACACAATAGATAACCTGCGGGAGGGGTGCTAAACGCTTGCGCATGTGGTAAAATAGAACCAATTGGCACACCATCACCAGCACCTGCACCAGATAACCCAGTAGCTGTTACAACATCAAATATAGAGCTTTGTACGTCAGTGACTAACCCCTTTTCTACATTAACATAAGGCATTTCTTGAAATGCTGAAGTAGATCCATTTAATGTTACAACGCCGTTATCATTTATTAAAAGTGCTCCGTCAACAGATTGTAATGTTGTTTCGAGTCTATTAGATGCTGTATTTACAGTTAAACCACCACCTAATCTACCCTCTGTTGAGGATGTTCCATCGCCTGGTCCAGCCCATGTAGATATAGGAAATGATAATGATCCAACACTCTTAAGTTCTAACTTATTATTAACATCAAACTTAAATTGATCTTCATTAACGCTGAGAGATAACTCTTCACCGTCCCCGCCTTTTAAACCACTTGCAGATGGAAATAAAGCCTTTATTTCTCGCTTTGTTATAGAATTCTGCTTAGGTGTTAGCCTCCCTTTTACTCCAGCAGCACTTGATAACTCTAAAAAGTCTGTATTGAATGCTACACTTGCTTGCCCAGCCTCTGTATTAGATGATAATAAACCATCTCCAAAAAATGTTGTACCTATATTTTGCGAATCTAAACCTTGGTTTTTAACAGAAAGCTTATTATTACTATCAAATTCGATAGATGTATCATCAGGTATATTGCCTATATATGCCCATCCTGACAAAGCATTAGTATATGCTTTACCAGTCGAGCTAGCTCCAGTTAAAATATATAACCGACTATCTGCATATCCAAGGTCACCGATTTGTAAGTAAGGAGATTCCCCAGCACCTGGACCTAAACTAGCAACTGATGCAAATGGGCCTACTGCTTTATTACCAGCAACAGTACCACCGTAAGTTGCTCCGTCACCAACAAATAATCTCTTAGAATCAAGAGTATAACCAACCTCTCCTTGATCTAATACAATGTCTTGACGCTGACTATCAGTACCTCTTCTAACTTTTAATTTTACTATAGTAATATTTGCCATGATTTTTTATGCTATTCTTCTCCATACATATGCTCCATATGATGGAGGAATGTTATTATGTTTTTTACCTTCACCTACAGACGTAGATTGTCTAATGCTCTCAGATCCTTCATTAAAATTAACTTGCTGATTATCTCTTGTTACAACACTTGCACGGCTAGCATTATTAGCTAGCTCTCCAGCTTGTGCTGACCCTACATCCACAGCACCCTTCTCGATACACCAACTATAAGCATTAAAGTCCCACTGCGATCCATTACCTAAAGGCGATTTACTCGCTACAAATCGCGTTTCACCATTCCATAGTCCGATTACTTCTTTATATTGAAACTGTGTATTACTTAGATATCTGCTTCTTATATCCGGATCATAGTTTGCAGCAGAACCTAATTGAAAATTAAGATCAAGTGATCTTCTTACAATATCTTGTGGATCATCATTATTTGCTGTTCTGTTTCCAAACTGATTATTCCAATTCCATCCACTCGCTGCTCCTAACGCGTTTCTTGCCCGTTGCTGCTCTTGCCATGCTTGTGTTGAATTTGTCACACCTACCCCTGTTGCAACAAAGGGCTGGCCATTAGCAACACTTGTACCGGTAGATACAAATACATCATTAGAACCAACATTAGTTGTATGTGTATGTGCTGGCATGTTACCAACATTAAGCTCTGTCATATATTCACCTGCTCTGTTACCAGACTCAGGAGGTAAGCCATCTTCACAAAATTTTCTATAATCGGTGTTTTTATCTGTATGACCACCAACACCCACTAAAAACCTTCCTTCTGCAGCTATCTCCCAAGTAGTTCCAGCTATTCTTGTTTGAGGGTTTATATTATCAAAAGTTAATTGGAGACAACCAACAGGGAAAAACGCATCTAACCATTCTATTGGTTCAGATAGAGGTCCTTCAGGGTATATATAATTATTAATTATAACTCTATCACCACTTAACGCAAGTCCTGTAGAATTACCAGCACCATCAAAAACTTTATTTAAAGTATCCCCTAACTCCGCACCACTTAAATGGAGCAAAGAAGTGTAAAAATCAGATATAAATTGATTTGTTAAACTTTCTGGCATACTACTATTATTTATGTCACAATTTGAAAATACTATCTAATGTTGACATTTCCTTGAGTTTCACCATATACTAAACCACCTATTATAGTAACAGTACCAGCCGTAGCTTTTACTGTAAATCCACCATTTCCAGGTTTTCTTGGATTAGTAGAAGCCCATGACTGGCCTCCAGCTGCTCCCCAGCCACCGCCACCTGCACTAACATATTCAGTCCATCGCGCAGCCCAAAGATCTTGCCCACCTATTCTACGAACTGGTGCAATCTCATATACACCAGGTTGATTAGTACTGCCACCACGTACTAAAGCAGATCTATGGTTATAACCATCCCAACCGGTTGGTGATAAGTATGAAAATCCATTATAATTTAAAGTTGTTGTAGTACCAAACTCTGTATGAGATCCCCTACCTGGTTTATTTACACCAGCTACAATATAAGGAAGTCCAGGTGTATTATTATTAACCTGATCAGCTCTCCAGTGAGGACCTACTGCCCAGTTTCGACCAGCACCAAATCCTCTTGCTTGTCTTAACGTATAACCAGAGTTCCAACCACGATATGGTTGACTTCTATTATAAGCTGTTACATATGTTTCAATTACTTTATCTCTTGATCTACCTGGCCTAGGTATTACCTGTACATTAACTGATCCGTTATTACGCGGTGCTGTATTACTCCACTCCGGGCCATCAGTTTTTAAGTTACCATCAGCATCTATAGCACCGAAACGTGCTCCAGGAATACCGCCTGTCCCGCCACCATAAGCAGTAGCTGTTAGTATACGGCCACCTCCACCACCAGTCCCTTGATCATCGTAGCCTTTTCTTCTTCTTCCATGAGCACCGCTCCCCCCGGCTTGTCCACCTACACCTGGTAATGCAGGCCACAATGGTCCCCAGCCAATTGTTACAATATCACCTCTAGATTTAAATAATTGTAATGAATACTGACTAGTAAACTTATTATACCACCGACCGTTACTGCCAAGTTCACCAGGCGCGCCACCTGCTCCACCAGCAGCAGTAGTTTTCCATAAATCATTCCTTGCACCTCTTACTGTAGATATATCTACTAGACCACCATCCCCATCACCGAAATCCCACCCTGGATATTGAAATATTGTAGACGTACCGCCCCAACCACCACCGGCGCCACCGCCGCCTCCTGATTCCCCTTCTAGAGAAGCAGAACCACCGCCACCTCCACCACCAATACCACCAGCAGTATTATCGATAGTAATTTCAGAGTTTCCAATAACATGTATAGCATCTCCACCATTTTGCGCGTCAGAATAAAAACTACCGCCGTTACCGCCTCTACCCATAATAAATCCCTTGTTTATTAAGGTTAAACCACCAGGAAAATCATCTATAATCATCCCTGGTACCTTATCATCATTTGGATCATCAGAGTAAATGTAAACGCCAGTGTCAATAATAATTCGACAAGCAGCTTGACCATTCCAACCATTATCTACTGCCCACCTATTTAAATTAAATACATTCCCTTTAGTAGACTTTTGATTACTATCGATAATAAGCTCAAATGGTAAGTTTTCTCTTGGTCGTTCAGCTGGAGGTATATTATCAACAGAATCAAGAGGTACACGTCTCCAAAAATATACTGGGTAATTTGGTGGTATATTATTATGACCTATACACTGACCAGTAGTTGTGGATTCAACAACTCTTGAACCTGGAACTAATCCATAATATAAATTTTCACCAAAACGTGCTTGCTCCGGTAATTCGTTTAACTCTATCAATCTATTAACACCCGCTAACGCTTTTTGTGCTTCTTTTACCCCGAGAACACCGATGATAAAATCACGTGCTTTAAGTAAATCTGCATTTGTAAATCTACCTGGATGCACTCTACTCTGTGTACGAGGATCAAATATAGGTCTAGCAATAAAATACTCTGTACCTTGAAATGTCCATCTTACATCAATTGGTCTTGGACTATTGCCAATAAATTTACCTGTTGTATTTAACATACCACCCCAACCAGGGCCACCAGCAGATGGCTGCGCCCAGCCTCTCAGTGATTGATTTGAATATTGTGGATCAAAATCTGCATCAGTATATGTTCTACCCTGCTCATGACGAGTTTTAATTAAATAATCACGGTAATTTAATTGATCGTTGTATTCGGTATTATTTTGAAATGCTACAATAGCATCACTATCTAGATAACGCTCATCCTCACCAGTTAATTGTTTCGGGTTAATAGTATCTCCGAAGTAATATATAAAACCAACATTTGTACCTTCACCTTGTTTACCAGCTGGAACTATCTCTGTCCTAGTATTAGTTGTGTGGGTATGGTTTGGTAGATCTTCTAATAATACAGGGGCTCTATACTCACCAGCTATATCACCCTGTTGAAGATTATTACCATTTCTTTGCTTATTATTTCCTGCAGTAAAAGTAAAAGTATCGTTATTTTTATCAGTATACGTTCCAGCACCAACTGTAAATAATCCTTCTGATTGCAGAACCCATCTTGTACCCATTATTCTCGTTCCTGGGTTTACAAAATTTGTTGTCATTATTATAACATTAATAGGAAAAAAAGCATCCAACCACTCTTTTTGATAGGACCAGCCTATAGGCTTAGTGAAGTTATTAATAATAAATCTATCGTCTGCTGAACTTAAAGAAATACCAGTAACATTTCCAGCACCGTCGTATACTTTTGCCACTTTAGCTGGATGTTCTCCAGCGCTACGCCTATCCCAAGAAGCAATACTACCACCGCTTATATGTAATAGAGATGTGTATTGATCTGATATACGTTGTTGTGAAAGACTCTCTGGCATTATCTATATTTATCTTAGTAATTAGGAGAACCACTATCAGTACTACCTGGGTTTATTTCATCAAATTCAGTCTCACCGATTACAATTTCACCGAAAAAGTCCTCCTCCGGTTCTTCTAATAATTCTGTTTTATCTATTATACTATTTAAAACTTGTTGCTGTAGCTCAAAAAGTTGATTGATTACACGAGAAACAACATTATAATCTACTGCTTCGTTTTCATGAAACTCGATATCTCTAAAATTAATGTCTAACCCTTTATATGTTATATAATCTCTTAGTATAGGTATACCAGCTGATATTGTTGCAGCTGGTATAAGACTAAGGCTTAAAAAGATATTTACCGTATCTTTAATAATGTTTTGTATCTCACTATTCAATGTACTTCCTAAACTGGACTCACAACTAGTAATTTTTTCATACAAATTCTTAAGATCGAGTGGTACAAAATTTTGATACAATAAATTGCTTTCTTTAAACAAATATATACGGCCTATATTATGTAGAAGAAAAAATAGATCAGTTTCATTTTTTGATACTATATAATTTATGTAATTAAAGTAGTTTGATCTAAGTGTATTAGAATTAAACTTCTTTTCAATTAAATTAAATCTCTCCCCTGTGTTATCAAAATACATATCGGGGAGATATTGTAAATTATCTGGATCTGCAAAGCCAGAAACTTCTTCAGGATTCGATATAAATCTTGTTGTTATAAATCCCCTATCATTTATTATAAAGACGTTTGAATCGTTTTGAGAGAAAAATATATTAATATCATCTCCCTCAACTGCAGAAAACTCATATGTTGGTCTATGTCTAAATACACATTTTGGATTTAAACTCGAACTTAGATTAGTTATTTTTTCAGCGTCTAATTGATATAGGTAAAATACACCTTCACCGCTAGTGTCTTTTTCACTAACTTCTGGTGGTACCTGACCCGGCTCGGTTAAAATTAAAATAGAATCATCCGAGTCTCTTATATCAAAAGAAACTATACTTTCATCTTCCTCGGCTGTGATTGTTGCAATTAATTTATTCGAGTACTTATTCCTAATAGAAATAGCAATTGTATTATTCTCTTCCCCGTCCTCCCGGTATCTATACCCTAATAAATTATTTCCTATTTTAACTGTTTCATCAATAATATTTTCTCGTAAGGATATTTTATCTACTAATTTTAACTTACCGCAAGGATTAACAAAGCTATTATCGTATAAATTAAGATTTATTTCTGCAGAACCAGCAGACAAGCTATATAATATATCCGTTGAATTGTCATATGTAAACCTAGTACCACCTTTAAATAAAGTTTCACCTGTATCCTCATCAGGTGTAATAGGCACTAGAGTACTGTTCTTAACAAAACTACCTGAAAAGGTGTGCGATGATGAAGAGGTTGTCGTAAAATAAAAATACGTTTCATTATTATAAACAAAAAGAGTGCTATCGATAGTATCATCCAATACACTTACACCTTGTATTTTATCAATAAAACTAAACGGGTCTATTTGTATAGGAAATTGATTATCTTTAGCTAGTTTTGTATCATCATTACGTGTATCATTTTTACCACTCGATAGCCCCAAAAAGTATGCATTTCCATTTTTTGCAGAATTTTTAAAGTTAAGCAAATCATTTCGCGATGTTATATTTAATGCATATAAATTAAGATTGTTTTGATTTAAAATACCTAAATTTGTATCAATAAAAGATTGATCAATTACACTTCTCGGAGATATAACAGGTCTAGTTAGTATGTCGGACTCTACAGTAGGTGTTGTTGTTCTATCAAACTCTAATTCATGTAAAATACTATTTGCGAAAAAAGTATCAGTAGATTGTAAAATTTGTGAAGACTGAGTAAGTGATTTACCGGTATAAGCTACACCATCTCTTACGTTAACAAATCCCGTATATGGTGCACCACTTAAGGTAAAACTACCAGTAGCAGCATATTTAAAATATTCAATCATTTTTTATAGTTTATAAATTTAACCTCGTTAATATTAGTTGTTTTAGGAATAGAGTTTTTAATGTTTGTTAAAATAATATTTTTAACCTCATCGCGAATACTACTGTCTGTTATATTTAAATTCTTAATGTTAATATCCACCGCATTACTCTTATGTTTGAGATTTGTATTAATCGAGTTTACTAATTGTATGTTGTCTGTTAAATTTCTCTGACCACACGGTAGAGATATAGTAATATCTTGTATATTATTAAGACTGGAATTAAACAAGAAAGCTAATCGTTCATTCTCATTAAGAGGTTCGAGGGAGAGATATAGATTATCAATAGCTATTCTATCTTCCGGGTCGCTAGCAGCATTACGTAATATTTCTATACTTTGTTGCTCATTATCCTCATTCATATAATATATGAAAATATCACCAAATAGAAGTCGTTTAGTATACATTTGAAAAGCGTTAATTTCAAATGTATACAACTCAATTGAATTTAAATATAATTTAAACTCACCTAATACAGCATCAAAAGATAAGAAAACATTATTTTGTTCAAATAAATCAATATCAAATTCATACTCATACGTTGTTTGCGCAATCCTAGCTGATAAACTTAAACCTTCGGTGCTATTATCAAATAACTTATAGGTAAACTTACAAGTTTTTCCATTTTTCTTAAAACAAATACCACCGTCAATTGAATTATATTCCGACTCTATATAAAAATCATTTGTATCGTTTTGTATTGTAAATCCTAATCCAAAACCACCATTTTCATTTATATTAGAAAAGTAATTATTAACCTTTCTATTTACAACCGAAGTTTCGCAAAAATTTGTCGGAGATTTTTTAGTAAAATCTTGTTTTGCAATTCTCACATATTTGTATCTTTTTGATGGTTCAAAAACTAAATCACTCTTTTTATCAAAATAATATTTTTCAGTTACCGACGTCTTAAGATCTGAATTAGTCATAATTAAGTTTTCAACAGCTTGATCATAAGTTACATTAAATGATCCAACTCCGCCTAAAGCTTCTTCTTTTGTGACTAAATCAGGATAAAAATATCTATCTACCCACGTTCCGCGTTTACCTATACCACCAGATAACCACGTACATAAGTAGGTTACATTTTCACCTTTAATAGAGTTATCATCTAAACTGTATACCCTATCTGATAAATCTGGCGTAACGAATGAAAAAGAACCACAATCTGCAAATTTTGTATCATTGATATTAATCTTATCAAAGGGTTGAAGTGAAGATGGTGTTGTAAAGCGTGTCGTGCCTGACCTAATAACTATATCATAATTATTGTAAATATAGTTTAATGCTAATGTTTCATTTTCTTCACTATCTACGTCAGAAAAAATACTAGTATAGTTTCTTAAATTTTGCGCAAAGGTAGTAGTTTCAGATGTAGATAGGAGGTTATTTGATGATGTAAATGAATCTTGTGTATTTACTATATTTTTTAAAGTTAAAAAATTAAAAACCTGCTTATCGTTGTTACTCGAACTATAAAATAAGTAGTTAGAGGGTAAATTAAAATCGCTTGCTGCATTTTTAACCTTACCGGAATTATCATATGTTATATATGATGTATTATACGGAGACGGTAGAGTTAAATTTAATTCCTGATCCAGTCTTATACTAAAAGCTGTAACTGCAAGTTCATTATATTGATTTATTGGATTTAATCTTGTAGCTACAACCTTATTTCCATCACTCGTTAGGGCGTAAACCGTCCGGGTACCAGATTTAGCTTTTGTTGAATATAAATTAATATAGCTTATTGATGTATATTTACATAAGTTGTAGTTTAGATTAAAGCCTGATAAAGGTAACTGACTTTCTGCAACAAATAATACTTCACGTGTATCTTTAAACTCGCTAGTGTTATCATCTTCTACAACAAGAAAATATCGAATATTGTTAACACGTGTTGCAACTCTACAATTGAAATCATCCACTAATTCAATTTCAAAAACATCACCCTTCTCAGAGCTAATTGATGTTGTCCCATAATTTTCTGCTTCGTAAATATTATTTTGTATTTTAAACGTGCTTAAGGAAGCTTGTTTGAAGGTACAAAAAGCCGTAGCGCTAATTCCAAAATTTAACGTCGATGTATATTTTTTCGGCTTTATTTTTGGTGCGTTATATGTTGTAACGCTATCTAATAAAACATTATTAGTAAGATAAAAGTTAGTATAATTTAAATTTTTAAAGCTTTGTGAGCTAGAGAGAGCTTGAATAAAATTTATCTTAAAGCCGCCATTAAATGTCCGTGGAAATTGATCTAATTCAATATTCATCGGACAAAAGCTAGCCTCTGCTGAGCTAAGTGCACTTAGACTAGATTTTACTAAAGATCCCATTAACAATATTTATGCTGTGTCTTCTTTATAAGATTCGTTATCCAATTGAACTATATAATTATCTTTTTTAGTAAGAAATGTAAATCTAGAGCTATTATAGCTTTTGTTTAAGAGATCCAGCCCTACTAAGTCAATATCTTCAACAGTTTGATAATAACCGCCCGTTCGTATATTTATAGGTGCGCTTAATTGCGTCGTTTCACCTGTAACATACCCCACATTAATTTTTAATACTACAGACTTGTTAAGCGCATAATTAGACGGCTCGTATATATGATTATATAGATCTGATAGATATTTTGGTGCAATACCTCTATTTACTTCAGGATATATTGAATCCTTTAAATAGTCGCGAAAAATAGTAACATTGGGCTCTAGTACAGGTGTACCGTCGCCCCAATCAATTGCTAGATAATTTGGAAATGTATCGGTAAATATATCTACCAAATTTATATTAAAGCTAGTAACATCGAAAAGATCAATAGTTTCATAGAGTGTAGAATCACCAGCTTGTGTTGTAGATAAAGAGAGAGTAAAAGTATTCATAGTATTAAAGCTGCTCCGGATAAAGGTGAAGGGGTAACGTATGTTGTTGTAAGTGTAGGTACGATAGACGATAGTACAAAATTAATATTATTTAAATTACGTATATTTTTTGCAGATTGAGTAAAGTTAAAGGTAAATCTACTATTATTACATACATACGCCTCTGTATTTAAAAACTTAATGTCATCAACATACTCAAAGAGATAATTTAATAAAACTGGGCCTTTATTCTGATCCTTTAAGATTACAGCGAGATTAAATTGATTATTATCACTGCTATAGGTTAGTTGCGGGCGACTACATTCAATGTATACAGAATCATCAGCCGTTAATGCAAAATATGCTGCTGACGAAAGAACAGAGTTACCAGCTGTTGGGTATATTTGTTCGCTACTATCTTTTGTATAATTATATCTGTAAATTTCTGGGTAAAAATTATCACCTTTATAATTTACTTGCTGCCTCGCCATTCGACAATAAAAAACATTATCCTCAACTTTTAATCTATTACTAGCTTTATCAAAAAAGTTTGTATTTATTGTTAAAGAATTGGTAAATGTGTTTGGTGTTTCAAACGTATCTTTGTCATAGTTAGTTCTTTCAATAACTACATAACTACTTGTCTCAATAAAAAGTGTATTATAGAAGATATCAAAATTAACCACAGCTGTAGATAATTCATTACAAACCGCTTTGTTATATTTAGTGGAGAGATATGGTAGTGTTTCTGTAAGCTCTTGTACCGCTGGCGCGTTCCACGCTTTGTTTATATTTTTAACATATATTTTACCTAAATGCTCTCTCTTATTAAAAAATCTTGAAGTCGCTGATGTTACATCTGCAATAGACGTCTTTGCAAAGACGTCAGTATTATAATCAAATGTCTCTCTATTTTGTGAATAATTGAATATTATATTATCTGTAAACAACCCACCGTCATAATTTTTAACATCATTCCCTGAGTTTCCAGACCCACCAGATAAACGTACATTGTAACTAAAGTTACCTACAAGACTTTTAGTAAAAGCATCAGTTGGATCACATAACGCTGTGAAGATAGTCTTATTAGGAAACGAAGCAGGGTACGGCGGATTTGAGTTAAACAACCCGATACCCGCTTCAGCTAGTTCTGAAAAATAAAATTGTGCAGTGCTTGTAGCGTAGGAGCTTAAATCTGAAACATTTGACACACCTATATCAGTTGCACTTGTTGGGTCTACGAGAGCTTCTGTATCTGAAAAGGCAAAATATGCTCCCTCCTTTACATCTGCATCTATGACTAAGCCCTCCGGTCTCTTATAGTCAACTTCTAAGTAATTAGATGGCTCTTTTAGCCCTTGATATGGGTTAAAATATCTGTAAAATATATTATAAGCAGAAGTTGGGAAGCTCGTCCAGCTACCAGGCGTATCAGGTAATAAGTCAGCAGGCCCTCTACCTGTAAACCCATTAGTGAATGTAGATAATCCGGATCTTATAGTTTCAGAAAATGTAGACGAGTCAGCTGTTTTATAAGAAAATTTATATCCTTCACCGTATAGATCATCAAAAAACTGATAACCATTCATTAACAGACTCTTAACCTGTTTACGCGTTTCAAGTGTTACATTATTTCTATAGTAATTTGAGTCCTTTACTAACCCAAATATATTACCGATGAGATCCTTTTTACCATCATAAATATAACCTTCATCGAATAGATAAGATAGATCAGTATTTAAGTTTCTATCCTGCCCCATTTCAGAATTATAACCTATAAAAGCGGTACTGTCTCTATCTGTGTTGGGCTGATTAACTGCAATACCCTTACTTGCGTTATTAATGGCGCGTGATGTATCAATAATAAATGTAAGAACATTTTCTGTATTTGTAAATAAACTAGGATCAGGAAAAATATATAATTGATTTGGTGGGTATTTTTTTCTTGTAAAAAATTGTAATCTCTTACCCTCGATAACTACAATTGCAGAATTTTGCGGTCTAAAAAATCCTAGATCTCGCTTACTAATTATATCATTAGAAAAAACTGACGCAGTTGATGGAAAATCTTGATTTAAGAAATTAGCATATGGTTTTTCAGCTTTAAACAACATTTTTATATTGTTGTTTTCATCTAGCTCCGGATGTCCATCGTCATCTGTTGCAATATAATAGAAGTCAGCCCCCATAAACTTTTCTGTAAGCTTTCTTTTATTATTGAATAATGAATCTTCTTTTATGTTAAAATTTAAAGTTTGCTGAGCTTCTTTAAGCTCAATTAAATCACTCGCGACATTAGCAAAAACTTGTTGTATAAGAGACTCATCATCTGATAAAAATATATTATCCCGTGGTGTTTGTAAAGGATCGTAACCTTTAAAAGTTTCACCATAAGATGACGCGTTAGGATCCCTATTAAAGTATTGTGCGAAGTTATCGAAATACTCTGTCATAGATATTGATAACTTTTCTTTAATTTTATCTATATCGTAGTCCTTAGCAGCTGTACTTCGATTTTCTAAAAATTCTAAAATAAGATCTATAGCAGCCTGCTCTGCGCCTAATGTACTACCTTTTACTTTTGCTTTTGTAGATGCGTAATGTAGCTTCTGTCTTTTGCTTTTGTAGTATGATATAATACTTCGTATCTTTTTACTGTAAAAAGACATCGCTACTTCTAAATCATGCGCGTCTGAAAAATCTAACTGTGTAAGATATCTTCGCTCTGCATTAGTAGAAAAATTTAAAGTAATATCTTTTAAGAAGTCACGATATCGTTCAATTATTATATCTTTATTATCACTATCTTTACCTTCAATTTGTGTATTCCATCTACTAATATACGTATTATAAAATCCAGTTAGTGTATCCGGATTATATTGCTCAGTTACAGTTTCTATAAACTGAACAAAAGAAAATGGAGTAAACCTATCTAATGCATCATCACGCTTTACATTAGGATTAGTTATAGATAAATCTACTTCAGGGTAGCCTGTAACAATAGTATCCATTAAACATATTTATCTCTAGAACAGAGATAGACTACTAAATAAGGAGTTTCGAATCATAACATCAAATACATTGTTATCACCCTCTAGTGAACTGAGTGGTGTACTATAATCGAGTGTTGTTAAGCCATTTTTATAATCAATTAACCCTCCTTCTATAGTATTATCAAACCCAGCAGATAGACTGTAAAATTTATAAAATTTATCTACTTCTGTTGTATCATACGACGTTGGTAATACTAAAGGCCACCCCCAATACGAGCCACTACTCGTTATAGCAGATCCTGTAGGTACGGTTGTACTAAAATCACTTAACATATATGTATTTGTATTACGTGAACGTGAATATGCTGCGCCAAACTCACCAGACCCACCACTTAGTGCACATAGAGGTTGATATGTATTTAACCTTGTATACGTTTCACTAAATTTTTCATAAGCTACTATATCTGTACCGGCAGATACTTCATATGTTGATGTATTTAACAACCCATCTAAATTTTTACCATATGTGGCTTTTGTCGTATGTCCTTGAGGGTTATAATTTTCATCAAATTTATTTTGTGTACCTCTAAATTTATTATAGTTAACACTTAAGACACTCATTAACCTATCTACCATCTCCGGTTGCTGGGCCAAAGCTCTATCAAATACTATACCATCATCATCTGTTAAACTAGCTAAATTAATAAGAGATGTTATATCACAATAATCTATATCATTAGTATTTGATGTAAAGTTTTGTATCTTTGACCATAACTTTTTACCAAGAACAGTATAATCGCTACTAACACTACCAAATATAGTACCTATAAAATCCGTAAATAGTATATCTTTATCTAATAATATTTCTTGAAATCTTAAATCTTTTATTGTTTGCTCAAAATCAAAATTTTCATTTTGTTTATAAGCTTCATAATAATTTTTAGGGTAACAGGTAAATGGAGCAAAACCAGTTACAGTATTTTTTAACGTTGGGCTCGTAGCAGTATCTTCATATAAACATTTGGCGCTTAAAGTTAATACAGATGGTTTACCAGAAAGTGTCGCTAAGGTCTTGTCATTAAATGTTAACAAACCTCTATACCAAAATCTTGTATCAAAAGCAGATAAAGGCGCGCCACTTAAACTCTGTATATCATAATGAGTTGTGGATACAACAACACCACTGACTCCAGGTATAATTTCTGGTGATGTTCCAGATAACAATTCGAATGTAGGTGTTGTGTTACTTGACAACGACTTCATTGTATAATAACCTGTGTTCTTTGGTGATAAAATAAACGGGATACCTAACCCTTTAAATTGAACTGGTGAAACTTCAAAAGTTGTGACACTGTCACCTTCACCAGGTATACCATTTGATGTGATTGCTATACTACTAATAGTTTGCGAAGAAACCGTTCCAACTAAAGAAGAGAGAGCAATAGTAAAGTTATTTGAATAATCGTTATTCTTAAACCCAGATGTAGTATCTGAAAAAATATTATCTCTATCTTTAAAGAGAGATATGTTAATAGGTCTATAGGGTTGTTTTTGTTTGTCAGTTTTAAAATAAAATATATCTTTACCAGAGCTACCAGCGTGAAAGCTTGAAATATGTGAACTAATAGTGTTAACTATAGAGAAAGCTGTTGGTCCTTTACCTGATGTATGATTGTTTCCACTTAAACGTATATATATGTTTGTAGATGATAAAGACATTTTCTTTATCTCTTCATATTCAAATCCCGATAGCGTGTCAATGTAGTTTTTCTTATAAAACGAGTGAAATGCTCTAAGGTTATTAAATTTATTTGGTTTTAGATTAAAAAAGTTAGGTACATCACACCCTGATACAGAAAAATAGATATCTTGAAAATCTTGATAAAAGGGCGTCTGGGAATTAATTGTTATTGGGTTAGAAAATTCACCTGCTGATAATTCTAATATATTAGATTTAGTCGGACCTGCTGTTAAAGTAAAAGTATTAGTAATATAATCATGTATTGTGACATTAGTACTATATGACGCTAATATACTATTGTTATCACAATCCCGTAAAATCATTCGAACATTGTATACGCCTGGATATTGGTATGCGTGTATACTTGTTAGTGTGTTACCGTAGGTACCATCACCAAAGTCGAAGGTTGCTTTAAGAGTATTATATTGTGTAGTTACAGCTTCACCGCCTAGAGAGCTAGGTATACGCGCTTTAAATGTAAGCGGTGTAAAGGGTAGATTGTATGAAGATAATTTAGCTTCACGCTTATAATCTTCTACATCAAAGGTTGCATAATTAACTTGTATATTACTCATCTGTTATAACAATGCGATCAGCTACAGATAGTGGCGAATATAAATATGGAAACTTAAAAAACGGTAATGTCTTATCTTGATTCACTAATTCTATGTCACTATCTGGATACTGTGGATTGAATGATAAAAACGAAACACCACCGGTAAAGATTTCTCCTGTTGATTCATTCCTAGTTTCGATTCGTTTTATTCCCTCTAAAGAAAGTATATCATTAGCAAGATTTATTAATTTTAAATTACCACCTAACACATTATCATCAGGATTAAAAAACTTTTTAATCAAACTACCAATTCTTGTCTTTAAAGTTGTCTTATTAATTTTATTATTTGTCTCTCTTACAGCATATAATTTTGTTTGATCAAGTATATCCAATGTTAAATCTGATGCATCGCCTATACCTAATCCAAAAGCCATGTAAATAGGATCTCGCGGTACAACAGTATTCGATAACATTTTTCTATCTTGCGTTTGAGTAACAATATAATTTTTAAACGAGTTACTCAAAAAAGGCGGGTAAGATTTATCCTCTGTTATTTTAAATTTAGGTACGACAAAAACATTTATGTTATTAAAGTCACATGAATCAGCGAAATTAACTTGATTAATTATTACTCTATTAACTTTATTTGGATCGACACATATGTCGTAAAAATATTGTATATATTCATTAATATAACTATCATTACTAACAACTTTTGTACTAGAGACAATGTTGGCTAGATTTTTTTGTAAAAATGATTGATAATCACCCTCCGTAACCAATCTTAGTTGCGAAGAAAACATTTTTGGAGCATTTTGTCTAATCTGCTCTACTGTTTCTTCTGTAGATAGCGCAGAAGAGTTGAGTGGGTTATTAAATGTAATTTTTGGACTATTAGTAATATTTAAAAAGGTAGTTTCATCTTTGTTTGGATATAAGTCTTGAAACAATTCACGCTGTCTTGTAGAGTCATAAACAAACAGCTTATTACCGTTGATAATATTCTTACTAATAACACCAGCGGTATTATCAGATTGTATATAGTTTACTGATACTATATCTCCCTCATCAAGCTTCTTACCAAACACACCATTTCCAAATTTTACTTCGTAGTGACCGTATTCGTTTAATCTCAACTCACAAACTCTATCAACTGACTTTGTAAGGTATAAGCTTTCTATAACTTCATACTCATAATATGTGTTGTTACTCGTTTCTTTAACATAAACGCTCAATGTACCATCAGCAATAAATTTATCACTATTACTATCAACAATGTTATCAACCACAACAGGTAGAATTTCAAACTCTTCTCCTTGAGCAGTGTAATCTGGATACTCTTTTATTGTACCTTGGTATAATATTGTTTCATCATTTACACTTTGTAATGTCTCTACACCATTAGTTGATTTATTAAAAGATATATCTTTGTTAAAATTATACTGTACCCCATCAGCTAAAAAATACGAATATTTACGAATAGTGTAATTGCCTATAGGTAGTGAAGCAGATGCGACGGCGTTTATAGGCACGATTGAAGTTTGTTTACCAGCTGGTTTATAACCAATCAACTTAACAATCTTATTCATGTTCTCGTATAGAGTAGCTTGATCAAAATTTACTTCAGCTGCTGTATTGTTTAAGTAGAATAGAAGAACATGATACGAATAAGCAATTATATCAATAACTGCTGCTAAGTTACTACCTTCGTAGTTTTGATCTGTAAATTTTTGATTCTCGTCTAACCGGTTAATGATATAGTCTTTTAAACTTACAGCATCAAACGCAACATACGCGTCCTGCGGAAGATTAAAATCTAAAAACTTATTTGATGTCTCGTTTGTGTTAGTTGGCATGGCTATAATACGTAGTATCCGTTACTATTTAATAATGATTTGAGAGTTATCCCATAAGCATCTAATGAGGGAATGTTTATTTGCATTTCAATATAATATTCTTGTGCGTCTGTAATAGCATCTACATTAACATTTTCTAGTTGTATACGTGGTTCTTGTGAAGGTAGTAAGGTATCAATATCATATTTAATTTTATAAGCAGTGGAGCTATTTACAGGATCAAATAGATATCTTCTCAAATCTAAACCAAATTCTGGATTTAAGATTTTTTGACCAGGTGAAGTTAAAAATATATTTATAATACTATTTTTAATGGCTTGTAAATCATACGACCCTTGAACATCTTTTAAAATTACATTTTTCTTAAGCTGTTTATTATAATATACTTCAGGTACAAGGTCTAAAAAGAGATCCTTGTAAAGATAGCCTCCTTCTAAGGCTGCTTCGCCACCTTTGTCTATTGATACGTCCTTTATCTTAATTAGAGCCATTTATAATATTTAATACCTTAGTGGTAAATCGAAATTAAGGAACTATAATATAATTATAGTATGCGTGTTAAAGGAAAGACCGAAGTAGATGTAGAGATAACAGTGTCAGAACTAGTATCTGCTCTTAAAGAAGAAGTTTATGCAGCCTTAAATCTTCCTAAACCTAGAGAAGGGCGGGTGTATATTAAAGACGGTCGATTTGTTCATGAAAAGTCCGTATATACAACACACTCTTTCGAAATTGAAGAAGATCTAGGTCTTGCTATAGAAGACGATACTGACGTTTTTACAGCGTTTCATACTATAGCAGAATTTCTTAGAGATTAAGTTACCCTATACCGTGTGATTATTTGCAGGTCTGCATAAATAATATTATGGCAGATAAAAAGTTTGTAAACTTGCATGAATCTTATATGAGAAGATACGAGCGTGGGGGCTTCCTCGTTGGTGACGTTTTTGAGTTTAATGATGACTATGAATCAACTGATTGTTATAAAGAACTTCCAAAAGCTACAAAAGATCTTTTAACTAAAATGAAAGAATCCGGTCTTCATATTAGAGTTACCGGTATTAAAGATACATCACCTACTCGTTACCCTGCTAGTTCGCAACAGTCTTCCTTAGATGTAAATTTAAATCTCGCTCTAGATGAAGGTGGTGGTAGATATTCATACCATGTTACAGTACCCGGTCTACTCGGACACGCTGTACAATATGCTCCAAATCTCTTACCTATTCCTGATGCTATAAGAAGAAAAGATAAGGTAAACATTAAACCAGAAGAATATGTTGAGGATGAAGAGCAAATTTCAAATAGAACTGATAGAGGTGGTACTGAGCCACATGGTCTCACTCCAACGGAAAGATCTTTACCGAAACAAAATACGGTAATTCCAAGCGAGCCAGCTACACCTTCTCCAGAAGCTGCGACATATACAAAACAGTATCTTTCTGACTTAAAATAAAAGGAGCTTAAACTCTTTCTAGGTTAACTAAACAAGCAAAGGCGTTAATCTCTTTATCTACTACAAACGCACTTTTATAGAGATGATCTGCAATAATAGCAATCATCTCTTTCTTTTTGATATCATCGATATTAGCAGAGTAGATAAAATTTAGATAGTTACTTAATAAAGTATCATAATCACCTTGAAATCTGTCTTCGTTTTCAATTAGATACCTTCTTGCTTCTAAACATTGCTTAGAAGCTATTTTTTTGAAAACGGCTTCGAGCAGCTCGTTATCACTAACAACGCTAGTAATACACAACTCTGAATCAATGACGTTCTTCTGTAGCTCGTTGATCGTTTTCCGTAAATCGGGGAAGTGACGCTTGACAAGTTGGACAAACTTCTTCTTTTGCTCTTCCGGTACTTTAACATTTTCATCTTTAAGAATATTATAACATCTTTTAACTGCTAATTCAACAACAGGTTTAATAGTTAGTGATTGACATCTTGATTGTAGAGCTGGTATAATTTTATGTTTGTAATTTGCAGTAAGGATAAACCGACAGTACTTAGCATACGTCTCCATAGTATTACGCAAAGCAGCTTGCGCCTGTGAAGTGAGACCATCAGCCTCATCTAGAATAACGACCTTAACCCCGCCATCAAAAGACTTAGTTTGTGCAAAATTAGTGATATTATGTCGAATAGTATCAATACCAGACTCATCAGAAGCATTAATATAAAGGTAATTACATCCGAGAATATCGTTAACAATAACTCTAGCAAGGGTGGTCTTACCAGTACCAGGATTACCAACAAAAAGAAGATTAGGTATTTCATTCGTATATTCTTCGACAACGCGTAATGTCTCATTATCTAAAATAACATCATTCAGCGTTTGTGGTCGATATTTTTCAACCCAAATTTTATCAAAATCAATCATAATTACTTACCAGATGAACCAAAGCCTTTTTCACCACGAGAAGATTGTTCAATTTCACCCTCAATAACGTTAACATCGTGATTATTATAAACTACAAACTGCGCTATTCTATCACCAGCTTTGATTTCATAATCTTTATCTGTTAGGTTATACAGCTTAATTCCAGCACTACCTCTATAACCACTATCAATAATACCTGGATGAGGTAAAATACCGTGTTTAAATCCTAGACCCGATCTACCTTCAATTCTTACCCAATACCCCGGCTGAATATAAGCGAACTTTAACCCCACATCAATAACAGCAGATCCTTTTGCAGGAATAGTTTTATCCTCCACACACGTAACATCTAGCCCTGTGTCGTCCTTATGGTTTTTTGAAGGGAGAACCGCGTTCTCACTAATCTTCTTAAATTTCAATATCATATACTTATGATAAGATATATTGTAAAAAATTCAAGTATGGATTAAATATATATGTAATGGCTGAAGAAGAGCTAGATGAAGCGGTTAACGATATTATTGCCCAAATAAAGGGCAATAATAATACTGTACGCGAAAAAAAGCAAGATGTAACTATCGATAAAGATAATCTCGAAGAGTTTATCATGAAGTCCTCAGGTAAATTAGTTGCTAAATCCCTTGAAATTGTTGATAATGTAAATGATTATATTTCATCAGCTCCGGAAAATAGAGATGTTGCAGCCTTAGCTGAAGTAATAAAAGCAACAGCTGGTTCAATAGATACACTACAAAAGCTTCATAGCTCAAATGAGAGAAATGAAACGCAAAAAGAAGTTAAGCGAATGGATGTAGAATCTAAAGAGAGATTAAACATTGCTGACAATCAAACTAAAATGTTATTATCTAGAGACGATATAATGAAGGCTTTAGTCGAAAAGGATGAGGATGTTATAGACGTTTAAAACTTAAGATTATCGCAACTATCCTCACTAACACAAATATCCTTTTCTTTAGTTTGAGCTAGGTAATTTTCAAACTCTTTCATTGTCGGGAATGGCATCCATACCGTCTCACCTGTACTTGTTGGGTGGGAGTGTGAACCAGACAAAGCACCGTTAGTCAATTCAAGTGTCTTATTTGAAGCGCTTTGTGGGCTTGTAAAGGTTGTAACATTTAACACACCTGGAAAAGTACCGAGTCTATCGATAGCTGTTTGTTCAGGTGTTAATTGAGTCCCGCCTATATTAGGATTTTCCCGAGGTCTACCACCCCCACTTCTAGCACCACCTTGACCGGCGACAGTGTATAAATCAAAAGAACCACTACTAGTGGAAAGTGTAAGTCCGAAATTAGGTATTGATGGTCCACAGCAACAACTGCAACACACTTCAACACACTCTTCATCAATATACTCATTTCCTTGCTCATCAAAAGCTTTCTTCAAAATTAAAAACGATTTACATACTTGACCGTTTTCTGTTTTTGATATATTTTGTTCTGGGTCAAAGAAGTTTATATTTCTCTTATACTCAAATAATCTAAATGCATCTACTCCTAGGTAATCTTCAATTATACCAATAATGGTATTAGCAATTCCGCGTAAAATATTACTAAAATTAATATCCTTCAGCATGAGGTTACCTACAGCAATTGTAGAGGCTGTATACCTACCTAAATATTCTGTGTTAACACGTTCAACAGAGCGTTTATCAATATATGGAAGTGTGTTATCACTATAAACAGTACTCTCAGTATTATATTGAATGACTTGCGCGCAAGTTCTTTGACAGTTACTAAGATTTCTGCGAATAAATGCTGGAGTCTTTTTAACTAGATTTAAGGATATGTCGTTTGATTCGCCATAATAAATTGCTGTACCGGCATTTTGCTGAGCTGTATTTGCAAGACAACCTAATATATCAGGTGATGGGAAAAAACAGTTTTGTTCTCTCCCTCTACCTCTATAAGGATTTTGAGCATATATAGCTACTTGGTTAGTAAACGGACCATTGTATAGTTGTCTTATATAATATAGAGCAGCTTGTTCATCTATTTCAGGGTTACCTTTTATGAGATCGTCAACAAAAATCTGTAGTTGGTTAAATCCTAGCTGATATACTTTCTTAAATGACTCACAAAGCTCTTTGTCTTTATTTGTAAATGTATAACCTAATATTGGACCTTTACTTTGATCCTTACAATCTGTCTCTATGACAGATACAAACTGATCTTTAGTTAATTCTAAAGCTCTTAACGTTTCTACACTTTTATTACATATTGCCATTTAATTTACATCTTTAACTTTCATTCCAGGCCCCGTACATGTCTTAATACATGATATTACGTTATAGTACTTATCCTTATTGAATAGATGTCTCACTTTAGTAACAAACCATCTACCTAATAACTTTTTATCTACAATCTCTTCTTCTTTATTTCTTTTAAATACATCTATAAACTTACCAGGCTTTCTCGCTGTATCACCAATATTATCGATAGCTAGTTGAAGATTAAAAAATGTTAAGTTAGATACCATTTGAGCTTTAGCAATATGCTTAACATGCTCTTTCTTATATGGTAGAATAAAGGGTTTAAATATCTCGCTTTTTGCCTGATTTAAAGGTAAGAAAGGTTCAGGCTTACCACCGACATACTTAAAAACATCAACAAATGATTTTGTCCATGCTTCCTTCACGTCTTTAATTGTCATTAGCTTTTTAACTTCTATCCCTAACTCTCTATCAGTTGTAGCAATAGAATAATTAGTAAAAAATTCATTACTGTATGTTACCATAGGTGTAGTAAAGTTTGTACTCTTTAACGCGTTAGTGTATTCGTTAGTAGGAATCTTTTCATCAATTGGGTTATCTGGAGAATCTCCAAGATTTTTCATATTAGTTAAGTCACCTACACCAAAAGTCTCTTGTGTTAACTTAGAATTTTCACCAAATATTTTACTTATGGGTCGTAATTGATATTTTTTATTTACTCTATCAAAGGTAAGAAACCCTTGACATGATAAATCGCCGTCAATAAAGTAATATATTCTAAGTAAATACTTTATTAAATCAGAATATCTAAATGATATAGGCGGTATAATATACTCTGGAAAATTATCTATAACCATATCACCTGGCTCCCAGTTTTCCTCATCAATACAACCTGGTCCAATAACCTCTTCTAAAATTTCTTGAATTATATCACCAATTGCAACAGCAGGTCCTCCTCGACCGCCACCACCATACCTCTTCCCATAAGGAATTTTTTCATTTAACTTAAAATAATTTTCTTCTATTAATGTATATGTTTTAAAATTATTTGATCGATCTGTTTTTGAGACACTGTTGCTTTCATTAGCTATAACAAAGTCATATTCTAATTTTATTTCATCTTTCGGTCTCGTATCTAAGTTATTAAAGAGGGTAATTTTAAATTTATCTCTACCATCTCCTCTTGTAAATACAGTGTTTTCAATAAAATCAAATGGGTTGTTAACGGTTACACTTGCACTAGCGAATGGCTCAAAAAAGTTTTCTTCTAACTCAAATGTAACAACTGCCGATTTTGTAAAGTTAATTTCAGCTGGACCACCACCGGTACCCGGTCCGGTGAGATTAAACTTACAGAAAAACTCACTACCGTTAATTGGATAGATGTCTTTACCTGGCTTCATTAGAAGTGTCTGTTACTAAAGGCAGTTGTCTCGGTAATCTGTTGATAGATTAAACCCCTTTCATTTTTCTTAATATACTTTAGCTGCATACCTCCTTCAGCGTAAAATAAGTTATTAAGAAGAGGCTTGTTTAGTAAATATATAATCCACCAACTATCAATATCATCATATATATTATGTGAAGTAGTAGTTAAAGGTTCACGTGATTTAACTATATAAGTTTCAAGTAATTCAGGATCTATATTATTAGGAAATTCTATCTTATTGAGAATATTATAAAAATAAAACTGCTTATCACTCTTTCCTTCTGTGTATATACGAAATATTCTCTCGTAACGAGTTAATGGAAGCCTATCAAGCGCTTCGATATCGTTTTGGTATTTTCCTGTTGTGCCTGTTAAACTCATTTTATTCATTTGTTGTTGCTTGCCCTGTCGATCTTCTAGCAGCATTCAACTCAGCATTCGCTGCATCCGCCGCTAAATCTAAAGAAACCTGCTCAAACGCGTTAAAGAAGCTCCCTGTTCTCGCAGCCTGTGTTCTCAGTAGCCCGAGAGCTTCTGAACGTTTATATTCATATTCTGCTGGACTCTGTCCCGGTGTCTTCACCATCTTCATAAAGTTAGCTGGCTCGATTGTGAGCGATGTAAAGGTTAGATTTACTATATAGGCTTCCGGGACAATAGATCCACCTATTCTTCTTCTTTGACCTTGCATTGAAATACTAAAGTTATCTAATGAAGCCCATTCTATATATCTCAAACCAGGCACTTCAATATGATAGATTGCTGGGAAGGTCATACCAAGAGCACCTTCACGTGTAGGTCTGTTTATCATAGTAAATTCCTTTATAAACTCAGCATTTTTAACTATAGCGTCGTCATTGAGAGTATTAGATAAAGCAAAAGATAACTGTAACCCTTGATCGGTATTGGCATACTGATAAAATTTAGGCGTTTCAATAAAACTACCCGGGGAACCTACTGTTTTCGTACCTGCCATGCTGCCTTGCATTGTCCTAGCCCCTTTACCGATCTTATCTATTATTCCTTTAAAACCTGCCTCAGTACCACCACCACCCTCTGCTTTAGGATCCCCCATTGCCTTTACACCATCTACTAAGCTACTACCAACCGATAGCAGACCTTTACCCAACGCTGTACCACCACCAATAAGCTTCTCACCAGCACCTGCTAAGTTTTCAATTACCTCTGCCCCTATCATTTGTGCACCTCTCTGACTTATCGGAGAAAAAGAGTCAGCATATTCGTTGCTAAATGATCGATAATCATCAGTAAAGAAGGGAAAGAAATAAGTACCAAGTTGTTTACCACCCTCGTAAAGACCTCTATAAAATGCAATACCGTCATCAATTCCACTGCCCTCTTTAGATGCCGGTCGTACAGTATTCAGATAACCATTAACAAATTGCTGAAGCTGGTTAGAATCGAGATCATGTGCCGTGCAAATAGCCTGTGGAGCCTCTTCCCTTAAAGGTGAGTTTCTGGGAACTGAGGTCCAGTCATAATTTCTAACTATGTCCGTATCGGCCATAATAATATTTATGTAAGCGTACCTGGGGTATGCATACTATAAGGCGAATTATAAAATTCTACTCTACTATCACCCATTTGTGGACCAGATGGATCTCCTTGTGTCCCAGCAATAGAGTTGCTAGGCGGTGATACACTTACTACGTTACCACCACTACCACCCCCGGTTGGTTTTTTAACTAATGCCTGTGTAAGTTGTACTAGTTGCGCTAAGTACGTATTAGATACTCCTATAGCTTTTAATTGAAGACTTGCTATTCTTCCAGACTGTTCACTTTCATTGCCTTCAGCTGATAAAAATGGATCACTTAATATTTGATTTACAGTTGTATATTGCTTTGGTTGTTCTGAACGACTCGTTAAGCTCTTCAATGCGTCTTGAGTTTTACCAAATAGGCTCTTTACAGTTTTACTGGTATTGCCTAATAATTTATCAACAATACTTTCTGATCTTCCAACCATTTCCCCTATAGGACCACCACGTTTCATTCCCATTACAATATCACTCCGGCTAAATGAAACAGGACGTTTAGCTCCAGGTCTCCAAATAAAGTCATTAAATTCTGGATCTTTTTGATACTCAGGGTTCTTTTTCTTCAAATTAGCCTTTGCCTCTTCATCTCCACCTGCAGCAGCCTGAATTGCTTGTGTTCTATTTTCTGTTAAACCAGGGAAGAATGACATTATCATACGTCCTAGCGGTCTAGCTCCAAAATGATCTGATAACATTCCCCCTATTTTTCTACCAACCCAATCACCGGCCATAAACCCTAAGAAGGTACCGACCGGTCCTAATCCAAATGGTGGAGGACCAGATAACGCCGCTCCTAACGCTGCACCCAACACTACACCACCTAAACCTTCTGCAACACGCTTACCTATATTTTGCTCTAACTCTTCCATTGATGATTCCGGATTCTTAGAAAATTTATTAATATCATAAGCAGCAAAAGCACCTTCAATAGCTGCACCAATAAAAGGTATTCTCTTTAAAACACCCTGTAATGCTTTACTACCACCGCCCTTAATCATATAATTTTTTGCTCCATCCCAGGCCATTTTTAACGGCTTACCTACTAATGCAACTCCTTTCTTAGCTACATTGTAAACAGCGCCCCCCGCTGCCTTCACACCTTGGTATCCGGCTTGTACTCCCTTTACAGCCACATCTTTAACTGTTTTTAGTGCTGTTCCGGTTTTTTGGATCGCTTTACTTCCAAGATCTACAGCTACATCTTTACCTGCTTTTAGTGCTGCTCCAGTTTTTTGTATAGCTTTCCCTCCAAAATCTTTAGCTGCTTGGAATCCCCCTTTGAGCTTACCACCCAGCCAATTTCCAAATCCTCCTCCTTTTTCAGCAACTTTCTGACCGACACTTTTCAAAGCGCCTTTACCGGCTTCAAACGCAGACCTAGTAGCATTACCAATACTTGATAAAGCGCTTGTTAAAGCGCCTTTTGCAGAGCTTAACATACCTTTTGCAGCATTAACTCCACTGCTCAGAGCACCGGTGAATCCTTTCCAAAACCCTGATCCTTTAAACCCTTGCCATAACCCACTAAAGAAATTTCCTACTCCTCTAAAACCAGCTTTAATTGCTCCCCATGCGGCTCGGCCCACACCTTTAAGAGCACCCCATATTTTACCACCAGCCCATTTTACACCTTTCCATATCCACCCACCAAGCATCCTCATTAACCCTCTTCGACCGGCAAACCCACCAATACCTAGTATGCCAAGCATGCCCGATATCCAATCTAGAAGACCCTGACCATCTTCTTCACCTTCTTCCGCCGTTAATCGATCATCACCGCTCTTTTTAACTTGGTCTTTTTTTCTCTTTATAACTGTATCAGGCTTGTCATCCTTGTCATACTTACTCTTTTCCAGAAACCATTGTTTAAAAACAATACTCATCTTATTTTTAAGACGAGACTTTTCAGGAGAAGTTAAATTAGCTTTTACTTTTGGTCCCTTTTTAACACCGTATAAAGATGAATTGGTAACATTTTTACCGATGCTGTCAATAGCATCATAGTCACCTGCTGCTTGAGCCTCTGACTCCTGCATAGCAGCCAGTTTCTCTGTCGCATCAGTTAAAGCAATTATATCATCAGGTCCTGCCACCTAAATATTTAATCGCTCCCTGAAGTATCGAAGAATTCAGCATCAATTGCTAACTCTGTCTCATCAACTGTAAGTATATCAGTATTATACTTATTAATAGTTTCAATAAAATCTGAAATTTTAGAATAGACGCTGAGAGGAAGTTTTTCAACAAGCTTTACACGCTCGTGAATTCGTATATCGTCTAAATCGATTACATCATCATCAACCTGGATTGTATTGATATGCTTGAGTATTTCATAAATGTACAATTTTCCAATACCTTCTTTAAGTAACTCTTGCTCAGTATTAATTTCCTGCTCACACTTATTAAGTAGCATGTTTTCCTCTCGTAAAGTAGGTATCTTAAGTGTCAGTTTTAAAGTATCCTGCTTAATAGTTGATTCATTTTTAACGTTTAGTGGAATATTTTTAATGTTGTTAAGAACGCCCTGTAGTTCAATCTTACCTACTTTATTACCTAGAGCATGCTTTCTTAATGCAACAATAAAAGGAAGCTTATCATATATCTTTAAATCTGATAACCCAGAGTTTTCAATGATAATTTTATTAAGTGTTCTGTTAAAATCTAATGTACCTTTAAGACCGTCAAGTGCAGAAGAGATTAAATCTTTTTGTTGCTTTAAGTTTAAAGGCTTTGTAGGTACCTTCTTTTTTAACGATGGTACAAAAACTTCAATAGTTACGTCATTAAGTTTATCTAATTTATTTAAAAAGGACGAGACATTTTTACTCATACATATATTTAGCTAGCACTTTGATTTTGCAAGTCTTGGTTTTGTTTCTCGACCTCATCTTGATATAATTTATAGTAATCAAAAAGTTCAAGATATGTACAGTTTGTAAGAAATAGTACATCCGGAATCCTTTTGCTTAAGACGAATAACATTTCCCTATAGTCTGTATCACCTATACAGTCAAATAATTTGACGATAAAAGCAACAAGAGATCCATCTAACATGTTAAGTTTGATTTCATCTATCTCCATACTCTCTTTACCGTTATAGACAATCATACTAAAATGCGGTGCATTACTTTTTACAAACTTTTCGATATAGTTAAAGATAGTGTCAGGTAACCTACCGACAACATTTGTGTAGTCTTCTTCAGATAATGAAGACAATATTATCTTTTCATTATCAATTTCCAAACTCTCAATAAGTGAAAAAATAAAATCAGTATCACCAACATAAAACCTTGAGGGGTAGTTTAGAACGCATTTAATTCCCTCAACATCTATTTCCTGTCTTATATCATCAAAAGAGCCAATATTTTTTCTAAAGAGTTGTAAGTCAATATTGACATTACCTTTTTTAGATCCGACAGCAACTTGTTCACCAATACATTTTTCTCTTAAAATAAAGAATGTAAATAATTTTTCTACTACATTTAGACCTTTTGTTACAATAAATGATTCCAGAAATTTAATTATATTAGAGCGAGAAGAGTCATTATACAAAGCCATCTTTCGTAGATCCTTGTATAATATTTCTTTTACTACAACTTCCTTTTTATTAGGAAGGGTAAAGGAGAGATCCATATTATTAATTATAGCGCAAAATAAATTGTCAAGAAGGAGACTGATTTGTATCGATAGGTTCGTAGTTTCTAAATGCAAACGTAATGCTTTTTTCTAAAAACGATTCATTATCATAATCAATTGTATAACCTTCTATGTTAGTAGGAAATACATCAGTAAAAATATAACCTTTACGAATTTCACCTTTGTTATTATATTGTCTTAAAACAACATTAGGACATAGCAGCCCTCTATTTATTAAACCATCAATACCTATTGCTATCATCCACGGTCTAAAAAAGTTATGCTCTAAATCTTCATTTGTATCAAATACATTTACTGTAAGATTTCTATTTAAGAACCCTTGTCTCTTTTCTACACCAAATGCTGGTAAGAATCCACCTTTGTTTATATCTCCTCCTGCTTCAAGAAACTCTGTTGTTTCACCTGGAACAGTTACTTCACGAGCTACCATAGTGTTACCATTAGATACAAACTCCTCTGGTGTATTTTTAACTCTCCACCGCTCACGAGCTTTTGATAATGCCTGGTCGACTTGACCAACTACCGAGCTTGCATTAGAGAATTCTATTTTCCATAGAGATGGTAAAGAGAGATAGAACTTTGGAGGACCACCAACGCTATAGTTACTGAGAAAGTCATATTGTTCTCTTGCCATTAATAATATTTAATCGGCAAACCTGCTAAAGATACAGTTAACTAAAATCTCTGTAGAAGTGGTAAGCGAATGTAGTAGAGAAGTTTAAAATGGCTCCTTCACCTTCAGCAATAGAGTATTCAATGTCTCCAATCTCTCTAATTGATGCTCCAACAAGCTCAATGTTTCTAACATCGTTCAGACCTTTATCAATTTGAACTAAGTTAATTCTTGACTCTTCACCAGGCATACCATATGAACCGAGAGATGTTTCATTATTAAACACTGCTCTTGAAGCTTGCTCCATTTTCGTTCTTAGTTCACAATCTTCATCGTGATAGAACTCAATTGAATAACCTTCAGCGTTAGCATATGTTGACCTTCCAGGTACTTGAAACTGTTGACCGAAATAGTTAACAGTTTGGTTAGTTATGTTTCTTCCTGGTAAGTTTGCAGTCCTAGCGTAAACTAGGTCATCTTCCCCGTTAAAACTAATTCCACCGATTAAGTCTATTTGCCTTACTCGAAATAGAAAGTCACGGGAAAATTGCTTTTCTGCAGCTCTGGTAAAGAAGTTTTGAATAGTTGTTGCCATAATATTATTTATTGTTTAGTTCATTAACCACCGATTAATTCTTCAAAATTAGCATCTGTTCTAGTAGCGTAGAAGTTAACTAATATAAACTCTGCTGTTCTTGTCGGCTTGATGTAAATATCAACTACCAACTCATTAGCATCGATAACTTGCGGAGTGTTGTTTCTTTCATCACAAACAATCAAGTAGTCAAACAGACCTTCATTATTCTTAGCCCTTTCAAAGATCGGGGTAAGTGTGTTAACAATTCTGGTTCTAGTAAACTCTGTATTCTGTTCAAATACGAAGAATCTAGAAACTTTCTTAGTTGGTCTCTCTAAGCTTAAGAACAGCCTTCTAACATTAATTCTGTCGAATGCGCTCGATTTCTTTGAAAGTGTCTTCTGACCAAATATTACTAATCCCTGTGATGGGAATTGTGCTACAGGGTTAATATTAGCTTTATAAAGCTCATCTCTTTGCTTCTGATTTGGATTAACTGCAATATCATTTGCAAATGTTACAAGCCCTCTAGTAAAGCCAGCTGGTGCAAACCATGGGAAGGTTGCTGCATCTGTTCTTGCCATTGTAGCTCCAGCAAAGCCAGAGAATGGAACGTAAACTTGACGTCCTGAGTAGCTATCATAAACTAATGCCCAGTTACCATATACAGTAGCGTAAGATGTATTCTCATTTGCGAACTGATGTCTTATAGGCCAGTAAATGTCAGTTTGGAAGTTTTTATTCTTATCATCTAACACTCTACCACCAGAACCCTGTATGAAGATCTGACGTAATGGATCAGCAATAAAGATACAATCACCTCTACCTCCACCAAGATAAGGCGGTGAGCAGAATTGCTCAAACTTATTAAAGATAGTAGAGTAGTTATTTCTAAGAGTTAAAGCATCTCCAGTAATATCATTAGAAGTTCTTAATCCATTAACAGCCGCAGCAGATGTTGAGGAATATTCATCATAGTACGTTGTACTGTCTGCGCTAGCAATTGCATAGATTGTTCCTAAGCCACCTTCAACAACAACATCAATATCGTAGATGTCATCATTTTTAACACCGTCAAGAGCTCTTTCAAGCTTACTAGGTATATCACCTAATTCCTTACCCTTAACAGTTGCTTCAGTATAAGCACCAAGCCCATATATACTTTCAGCTTTACCTAATGCTGTATCTAGACCTGTATATAAACCTCCGTCGATTCCAGTTTTTGCTACTCCAGCCGCATCAGTATTAGTAGCTAGTTGAGTTGTTAATACTCTAACTCTCTTATTAACATTACCGGCAGCATCTAAGGCATTTGTACCTCTAAGTCTATTAGAGACATAATCATTAACTTTTACAACCACGTTTCGTGACGAATCATCGCGACTCTCAACAAAGAACGGTACATCTAAGCCACCAGCTGGATTAAGCTTTGTTCTATAGTAGTTAATAGATCCTGCTATTCCATCTTCTAACACATAATCAAGCTTAAACGCTTCATTGGCGTAAATTGACTTACGCAGTTTAAATACACCTAAGCTTAACACATCATCGTCATCTCTACCGTCAATCTCAAAATCAGTAAGATTTTCCATTACCTCAGATACTGAATTAGTTGTACCTGTTTGGAAGTTAGCTGATAGTTTAAACACTTGCGTACCAGCTGGTATTGTCGTAAACGTTGGGCTTATACCCGTTGCCGCAGCTGATTGCGTAAGCGTTTTAGTTGTTAAAATATTGTTAAAGTTACTACCTGGAGTTGTGTTTGTATTATCAGCAAGTCCAACATAATAACCTTCAAACTGGTTATTAATAGTTGATGTTGACTTGTTTAATATAACCGCTCCAGCTCCACCAGCGTTAGCAATAGTAGCAAACGAATCTTTAGCACCTGCCGTTGCAGACCATGTAAACGCTGTATCTTCTAAAGCGCTAAGATATTGTGATTCAGTAAGTTCTATGTGAGTAGGTTGACCTAACACATATACCGCTGAAGCTGTATCTAAGTTAGTTGAAATTTGCTGTATAGATTGTGCAGATAAAGTAAATGTATCACCAGCAGAATCAAAACCACCGATTACTGAAGGTTTAACAACACCAACAGTATTAAGCGTAGCAAATCCAGTAAGAACGATGTTTAAGTTACCGTAAGAAGGTCCTATAGTGTTGTTAAAACTATATGTATCACCGGCAGATTTTTTACTATTGATCTTAGAGGTAATTTCTTGATAAATCGATTTAACTGTATTACCACCGGTGGGACTCGCGCATAACAATACAGCATTTGTAGTACCGCCATCACTTCGGCTAACTGATGATGTTCTAGCAAACTGAGTACCAAATCCCCATATTAGAGAGCTTAGTACACCGCTACCAGATTGAATTTGAAGCTCAACACCTGAAAGAGCATCCGTATAATTAAGTTTATTCCAGTTTCCAAAGTTTAAGCTGTACGCACTTACTGTTCCGGATGTAGTGTTACCAGTAACGTTACGTACTGGATATACTAAAGCTGAATATTTAGATCCAAACCCATCTCCAGTACCATGACCATATGGCAATCTACTAGCATATACATTAGATGGTGAATTTAACAACTCGTTTAAAGTGTAGTAAAAGTACCGTTCTGCTGAGTTAGTAGGAGGACCAAATATATTGTTTAGCTCTTGTTTAGTTGTAATCTTAAGAACTTCATCTAGAGGCCCTTGCTGTGCAAAACCTGTAACATATACATTAGTTCCGACATTTAACGGGGCGGTGAGTGAAAGATCAGATTCTCTAATTTCTACTCCGGGAGAGTTAATCGTACGCTGTGCCATAAAATTATTTATCTATTTCATGACAATTATATTCAAAAATCCATAACTTCAGTATGTAATTGTGAATAAACGAAGGTAAACCCGGATGTAATCTCATCCGCCGTTTGGTAGTTATAGTCTATCTTATCAACAGTGGTAGGAAATGCCTTTGTATAGGTAAATTTTATTCTATTATTATTAAATTCATCTTTACCATAAATGGTTAAATTTGTCTGATAGTCTTTAAAATTTTCATCTGGATCAGCAGCGTTTATTTCCCGGGCGTTGTATGTACCGGTATATTGGTCGTGTAATAAGTTAAGCCATTGATATATTACCCAGTAGTTTTTATATTCATTATCAACTTTAAACTGAACACTAACAGGTGGATAGGGATTCTTACTATGGGATGTAACATATAGCGTGCTTCCTGCGTATCTTGTTTCTGTAGCTGGTACTGTAATTTCAGGTACAGCTGTACCGAATATAGAAAATTGTACCGAGTCACTAATAATAGACGTATTATCTTGATTAAATTTCTTATTAAACTCTCTTAGTATAGGGGGTATATCAAAAACAAGTAAGAACTTATCAGCTCTTGACTTGTTGAGCATGGATTGCTGCATGGTGTTATAGGCCATATAATATATTTATCTCTTAACACTCTCACCAGTCCAGTTGGGAGGTGGTTTTTCACCTAATAACTGATATCCAAATGTTTGTAATTCATCCATATCTGATATAACCTCATCGCCCATCCCCCATACAAGAGCATTCATTTCATGATTATACCCACCTACTATTTCATTATCTAGATATATAGAGGTTGGATCTTCAAAATATTGTACACCAAAGTCCATAGGCTCTATAACAGAAGGTTTACCCATATCATCAACTTCTACGATTTCAAAAAATCTTTCTGTTATTTCTTTCTCTAATATAAAGAGACCATATAACATAGCCATTACTCTATCATCATGAAAACCACCACGCGCTTTCCAAGTACCGTTTGGATACCTTACAAAATTTCTTAACTCAGCTACAGTTTCTTCTTCATTAATGTTGACGACTCTTATCTCGTTCATGAAGTATCTCATGTTGAGGACTCCCTTATACTTAGTATTGGTGTGAGCTATCATACCCCTCATAACATTACGGCGGTGTGCATTAGCATTACCATATGATACTATTTTTTCATATCCTAAATCTACTGCTAACCTATCCACTACCTGCGCTCCACAATTGTTTCTCTCTATGAGAGCTAAGGGAGACCCCCAGTTACGTAAAATCTTATATAATCTATTAGTAAATTCCAACGGTGGTATCTTATTGTTTCTATATACTGCTACTTGTTTTATTTCTTTTATATCTGTTATATCTAATATTTGAATAACGGAAGAATCAACACCTACACCTTCTGATATATCTACCCCCGCGACATAAAGTTTAGATTCATCAGGCTCTTCCCACAGCTTATAGTGACCCTCATCTAGAATAATTTTAGGGTCAGATACCTTTGACATCATTTCTTCAAATAATTCATCATCTAATGTTGATTCGCCAGAATGTATAAACTCGCATTCAAATTCCTGTAACCAAGCATCAGCAGAACCAATAGCTGTTTTAGTAGCTTGAGCCCAAGCTTCATCACGACCTGGTATCTCGCTCCATTTTATCTTATCATGTGCCCATCCATTCTCACCTTCTATAGCTCCGTGATATAATTTATAAAACAAATTATCAGTACCATTAGCTGTGGAGCATACAAATACTTTAGATTTTTTAGAAGAAGTAATAATTGGGAAGACCGACTTCCAAAACTCTTCTACTAAATGCGGCTCAATAAAAGCCATCTCATCAATAACAAGACAGTTAACAGATTGTCCTCGAGCAGCAGTACCGGTAGTAGTTGTGATACCTATTCTACTACCATTCTCTAACGTCATAGAAGTTTTAGCATACTCCTTCACCGGTGGTTTTAACCAGTTAGGTAACTCTTCATAAGCCATCCTCACTCTTTGAAAGATTTCAATAGCAGTTGCCTCTTTGTTTGCCACTAATAGGATACGCTGATCATTATTAAAACATGCTTGCCATAAAATGTATATGGTCATCATTGTCGATTTACCAATCTGTCTAGAAGCTAACAAACAAAAGAATCGATTATCTCTCATCTTTCTTAATGCTCTTTTTTGAGGCTTATACAACTGTATATTTTCTTTACCTCTATCTAAGTTAACAATATGAAAGAAGTTCTCAGCAAAATATAGTATATTACTACTAGCCTTTTTAAGGTTCTTTACCTGCTCTTTAGTGTATTCACCCTTCCAGTTAACGTTGGGTAAGTTCTTATTACCCATATAAAACATATTATCCTGTCTAGCCACAGAAATATTTAATGCATAGCATAAATAATTACATGTCAAAAAGTAAAGACTGGATATCATTAGGTGAAGCATACAAAGATGTCTTCAAGAATGTAGTTGTTAACGAAGATGTGCCTGCAGGTACGGTTGGAGAAGCTCCACTTGAAACCGGAGGTCCACAAAAAGAAGGCGGTTTCAGAGAGCCTCTAGTTGACATTACAAAGATGTCAGAAAAGGACAAGAAAGACAACATCTACAATATTAAAGGTTATACATACGGTGATGGTAATAATCCTGGTAATACTGATCAACCAGATCCAACAGGCCCGGAATATAATCAAGTGCCTTATTCAGGTATAGTAGGACCTGAAGAAGATGAAGAAGAAAAAGGCAAAAGGCCAGACTATCCGGATGTTGACGATGATGGCGATACAGATGAGTCTATGGAGAAAGCCCTCAAGGATAAGAAAAAGGGTAAAAAACATGATAATGATGAAGAAGATGAAGAATTTTTGGAAGAACACGAGAAAATTGCACGCGCTGGCCTAAATAATTTTATGAGCAAATCCGTATTTGATAAACTTTATAATAAGGTAATGGTTAGCGAGAGCTTTGGCGAAGATGCTGAAGATGTAACTGAACTTGAGGCTTTAGGAATTGAAACTGAAACTGACTTTGATGTTGAAGATGAAGTTCCAGAAGAGATCACAGTTTCCATTCCTGGTGAACTAGCACAAAGTCTTTGTGACATTCTACAAACTGCCTTAGCACAACAAGAAACTGAAGTTGAAGTTGATGTTGATGTTACAGATGTTACTGACACAGAATTTGAAGAGGACGCTGAAACAGCTAGACAGAAAACATATGGTGGTAACAAAGGAGATCATCCTCGTAGGTTTAATAAAAAGACCGGTCGTAAGAGTGAAGTTAGAGATTATGAAGAGGATGAAGAGGCAGCAATGAAAGACGGTGGAGGTTATGGCTTAGATGCTGGTTCTACTCTCAAGCATGAAGTTAACTATGGCCATGGTGGTAAGAACAAAGTTAGTAACTTAAGACCAACTGGTGCTGCTAAGATGAAAGACGGTGGAGGTTACGGCTTAGATGCTGGTTCTACTCTCAACCATACTGTTAATGATGGTAAAGGTGGGAAAAACAAGGTAGGTAAGTTACCAGTAGGTAGAAACGCTTTCGAAGGTTAATCGCTCAAAAATTAAACAATAATAAAAAGCCCGTTGAGTACCCCTCTTCGGGCTTTTTTAATAAATATAATTGTGAGGTTCTACAATAACACACTCAATCAAAAGTTTTGGTCGGAGGATAATAAATTCGACCCTGACATAAGAAAGAAGCTTTTAGCTATAACTGATGATTTTGTTGAGAGTTTAGATCTTCAAGGAGTGGATATACATGATATTACCTTAACTGGTAGTAATAGTAATTACAATTACAATGAGCACTCTGATCTCGATGTACATGTATTAATTGACTTTAAAGATATTAATGAGGATGAAGATTTAGTTAAGAGATCTCTCGATGGTCCTCGGTTTGTATGGAATCTTAGACATAATGTAAATCTTAAAGGTCATGATGTTGAAATGTATATGCAAGATAAAGATGAGCCGCATGTCGCTTCTGGTCTTTATTCGTTAAAAGATGATAAATGGATTACTGAACCATCTTTTGATCCACCATCAATAGATGTTAATGATGTATTTAAAAAAGCTAAAGCTATTGAAACGGAGATAGAGATTTTAAAGGAAGAGTTAAGTAGAGCTGATGGCGATGAAGCTAAGAAATTACATGAGTGTGGTAAGGAATTAAAAGATAAAATATCAAAGATGCGAAAGCGTGGATTAGCTCGTGAAGGTGAATTTAGTATTGAAAATTTAGCATTCAAAGTGTTACGTAATACAGAAGCTATCGGTGATCTTATAGATTTAATATCATCATCGTATGATAAAATTTATACTGAAAGATTTAAAACTTTCTCTGAATATTTTCAAGGAGATCCTATCATGAATCCTCATATGAGAAATGGTAAAAATGTTAATAGAGTTGGATTATCAAAAAAGCATCTGAATACTTTACCAAAGCAGTACCAGCATAAATGTCCACATGTATCAAATCTCGTTAATGGATCTGCTAGTCAAATTAAATTAATGGGTCGACCACTACTAGACACTCTTGCAGCTTATGCTGTCGACTATAAGCCAGGTGTAACAAATACCCTAGGTAACTCTGGTGTAGAAGTACAAATGTTTGAAGATAACGAAGGAACCCCATGTGGAATGTTAAAGAAGAAGTAAAATGCCATCAACGCCTCCATGTAATCAAAATAGATTAAACTGCCTTCCAGAGGAAGTTTTAGCAGCAACTGCTATACCTTCTTGTGGTCAGCTTGTTAGTCCATATAACTTACAAGCTGAGCAGTTAGTATTTGATCAGGCATTTAACGATTTAATTAACAACTTTGGCATACCGGTAGATTACTACATTAACACTTTTAATCTCTCTGCTGCTGATTTATTATATGGTGAAGACTTTGGTAACGAAACTAACAGAAGACAATTCCAAGGCCCGTTATCAGGTATGCAAATGTACGTTGAGCTATCTGATGACGCTATTAATCTATCTAAGTTTGGTTTTGATCCTGATGATGAGTTTACAGCCTTTGTGCATATAAGCTCTTTCCAATCTACAGCATCAGCATATTTTGATTATACAGCTGTTGCTCAAGCAATTGAACCAAAAGCGGGTGATGTAATTGACCTTAAAGTGTTGGGATGTGATAGACCAAATCAAAGAGGTTCAGTTATGTTTCAGGTAACAGAGAGAATGGATCAAGACTTAGCTGTATTGAACCCTGTACTCGGTCATTACATTTATAGACTTAGAGGTAAGAGATTTAATTACTCGTTTGAATCAGGGCTATCAAGCGAACCTGTTAATGAGCAAGTCTATGATAGTACAAAGAGTGGTATACTATCTACTGATCTCTTTGACCAGTCAGCATCTGAAGGTAAGACTTATCCTAATGAGCACGATCCTTATGATATTAACGATGTATCAAAGACACAAGTAATGGATATGGATGTCAATGATACAGACATCTATGGCTCGTATTATTAGCCAACAGCCTTAATAATAGCTTGTACATCGTGTAACTCATCCACACTATCATAAGGGCATTGATGAATGACACCCTGGAAGTCATAATCGTAAAGATATGAATCAACTGTACCTTCATCACGCGCTACCTTAGGTACAATGTTAGTATGCATTTCATATCCAAATACTTTAGGCTGTGTATTAACCCACACAACAACAGATGGTAATTGAAGCGGTACAGCAGCATGCTGTAGAGATGAATCAATAAACAATCTCTTCTCAGCGTGAGCAATCATAGCAAAGAGAGGCTTTTTACCAATTGTTTTATCAAAGCGATGACAGTTATTCAACCTCGGATGAAATTCATAACATATATGCACAATGTTATATTTCTCAGCTAAACCATCAACTACTTCCTGTGCTTGAGAAGGGTGCATATCTCTTGTCCATGAGTAAGGGTGTTGCTGATGATCTGGACCAGGTCCGCCAAATGGTTGAAATGCTAATAAAGGTCTGTTATCACCAGCAAACTGACTCATATAAGCTCGAGCTTCTTCTATCTCTCTAAAATTAAAATTTAGATTAGGCTTTTCTCCATTATACTTTGTACCAATCATATCACACCATGTCTTAATTAAGTGTGACTTTTTCGTAATATGACTAGTTTGCTTATATGGATCTTGAGCAAATATTTTAACATCTTTACCCTTAATAACGTCTTGATAAAAATAAGGCGTGTTACCAATTCTATAGAATCTAGCAATGTCCTTATTCTTAACCCATACTTCAGGCCAAGCAGAGACAACAATAATCTTTCGCTTAGGATTAGCCTTCTTATACGCTGCTGTTACAGCTGTTGCAGCGACATTTTTACCAATGCCCCCTTCGATGTGAAATACAGTAGTAGCCATATATCATATATAATACGCTACTGTAAAAGATCAATACTATTATGGGCCAAGTGAGATAAGCAAACAGGTACCACAAGCACCATTACGGTAAACCACTCCTGCAACCTTTGGATCTGATATTGGTATACCACATCCACCGGTATCAGCACTAAGCCATAATCTATTTGTATGAAGCATGTGACCAGAAACCGCTGCAATATTAGAACCTAATATTGAAGAATGACAAAAATTGGCCCGGCCTGCTCCGGAAGAGCCGCCCGGACGAGCAGGACCAGCTACCGAACCAATACCACCAACAGTATTACCTGTACCTGCACCAATAAAACTAAAACTAGTACATACGGTACTGGCGTTGCCCCCGGCTATTACCGAGCAACACCCACAGCCATTTATTACATTTGAACTACCACCGCCAATGATGCTATGTGGTCCGCAAATAAAGTGATTTTTACCACCGGCTATTGTACTACCTTCACCTCCCCTTAAAATAGCATTGCAAAAACCACCAACAATTGCAGCCTGATTTGTCGTCGTGCAGTGAGCATTACCACCACCTATGAATGAGCAATTACCTGCAGCAGATAATTGATTTCCACCCACTACTGTTGAATAGCTGTTACGTGCTGTATTAACGCAACCACCGACAATACTAGCAAATGTTCCGTGGGTTGTATTTTTTGCACCACCTACAATCACACTAGATGTTCCACATGCACAGTTACAAACACCACCACCTGTAAATGCGCTTGCTGCAACCACGTTTGAATAACCACCAACTATTACTCCGTTTCTAGCATCCCCCGTAGTAGTGTTTTTACTACCACCGACAATTACTGTTTGCTTACCACATGCGACTTTATTGTTTTGACCGCCTCCAATAAAGTTACCAGTACCATTGGCAGAGTATGTATCGTTTTTACAACCACCTACAATTGTATCAAAATTATTATGAGCAGATAAAGAATAACCACCGCCAACAAATGCACAAGCACCGCAACTGACTTGGTTTTGAGCTCCACCAACGATTGCTCCATACGCTGCACTGTCTATACTATTGCTTTCACCGCCTCCAATAGTTGCATAACAAACACAGGCAATATTATCTTTACCACCCCCAACGGTCGCTCCGGAAGCTGGCGCGCAGTTACCTCTACCTCCGGCTATAGTGGAGACACAACCGGTAGACCTATTACTTTTACCCCCACCCACAGTAGAATGACAACAGCCGCATGCGGTGTTTGATTCACCTCCTCCTACTGTTCCGTAGTTAGATACGGAGTTGCAAAGTCCCCCTCCGATAGTTCCAAAACAATCTTGTGAATCATGATTACATCCACCACCTATAGCTCCAAATTTTCCACATGAACTATTGCTAACACCACCAGCAATAGTTGCAAAATCACCCTGCGCACTATTATTAGAACCACCACCAACAAATGTACCTTTACAAGCAGCGCAATTATTATGACCCCCAACAACAACACTACCCGCATCTGTTGCATCATTACCGCAACCACCACCAACAAACGAACTTAAGCCTGAGGATATATTTGACATTCCGCCTACAACTACCGACCCACAATTACCAGAAGCAGCGTTAGCATTACCTGCACCAATAAAAGCACTTAACCCGGTCGCGCAATTATTACCTCCAGCTACTACACCTGCATAATCACCTGCTGTAGTTGTTTGATTGCTATAACCGCCTACGACAGAATAATCTCCAGCAGCAGTGTTTTTAAGACCTCCGGGTATTGAGCTATAATTACCTGTAGATGTATTACAGCATCCACCAGGAATAGTACTACCATCAGCTGAAGCAATATTACAAAAACCACCACCAATAGTAGCGTAAACATCACTTGCGGCATTATCATCACCACCAGCAACTGTAGCGTAATTACCGCTAGCACAGTTTTGTCTACCACCCCCTACGGTGCTGTTTATAGCGCTTGCTACATTAGTTCCACCACCACCAACTGTACTACAAGTTGCTATAGCGCAGTTGGCTGTACCACCTGCAACAGTACCGTGATTAGCTGTAGCGCAGTTACTCTGACCACCTCCAATTACTGTATATGTAGTAGTGGTGCAGTTAGCGCAACCACCACCAATATTACTACATGTACCTGAAGCACAGTTATTACAACCACCAACGACAGAAGAGTTAGAACCTACAGCGATAGCAGCTCCTGCTGCAACAACAAGACTACCGCTAGCACTTAGGTTACCTTTTATAGATTGATTTGTTTGAAAGAAACTATTAGCCAGTGGAGTTGCTAAAGGTTTATCTTGCGCTGTACCATACTTTGCTCCAGACAGGTAATTTGCGATCGAACTCAGTGATGCGCGCCGAGTTTGTGCTTCATCGACTAATGCGACTTCTTCAGTTCCAGTATATGGTATGATGCCTTCGTTGAGCTCAGTAATCTTTTTACCCATATGTATATTTATTTACTTCGGCGCTTTTAACCTGCAACAAATAGCAATAACTATTGCAAAAACACCAGAGAACAATAAATGCCTCTTAAATCCATCAACGGATGCACAGAGACCTTTAAAGTCAACTGCTTTACTTCCCCCATTTTGAATAGAATCTAACGAAAGCTTCATTTCTTCTGCGCAAGTATAACCTCTAACAACAAAAGCTAATATAATAGCCGATAGTATGTATACTAGGTATCTAGGTTTCATTTTTTGAGAACCTTTTCAGGATTATCTGCGAATTTTTTACCTAGTTTAACAATACCAGCAATTACTTCAGGTGAGATGACACCGATAATACCATATGTAACAGCTTTATAGAGGGAAGATATATCTGTTTGCTCTAAGATAAACCATGCAATGCCAGCAGAGAGGCCTGCTGTAAATATCTTTTTAAGTTGTTGCCACCATGTGTAATTATTTTCACCTGACAATAAACGGGCGAGCATTGCGCCGGCACCGATTAAAGGTACGACCCAGCCTCCTTGGAGGAACTCTTTCAGTAGGGATTTTTCCGGCTCCATGTTAATATATTTATAGACAAAACTACGTAGATCTATAGAGTTGTACAAATATTATTGATTTTATGATAATGTATGTATAATAAGAGGTAGTGAAGATAAAATTTGATGAAGCGTCTCATACCTATACGCATAAAGATACTGGTGAAAAATTTATATCGGTAACAACTTTACTCGGTAAGTACAAGCAACCCTTTGATAGAGATGGTCACTCGAAGCGAGTAGCAGATAGAGAAGGTGTATCACAGGAGTTAGTATTAGAGATGTGGGAAAAGGAAAAGGTTAGAGCCTGTACTCGTGGTACTAACATTCATAAGATTTTAGAGGATTATATTAGTTACGGTGATGTAGAAGATAATTATGGGTGGTTATGTAAGTCGTATGATAAGGCTGCAGAACGCTCAATTGATTCATTTAGTACTGTGCTGTGTGAGAATTTATTGTATAATGAAGACCACTGTATAGCTGGAACTGCTGATCTAATATATGAACATAAGCATGAGTTTACGATTGGTGATTTTAAAACTAATAAGAGATTTAGATTTAGTTCTCCATATTCAGAACGTTTAAAAGACCCTGTAAGCCATCTTCATAACTGTGAGTTTAATCTATATGGTTTACAGTTATCTCTTTATGCTTATCTGTATGAAAAAATGTCCGGAAAGAGATGTAGAAAATGTGTTATCTTTTATCTAAAAGATGATAGGTTTTTATCTTATCATGTAAACTACATGAAAGCAGAAGTAGAAGCTCTTTTAGCTAGTATGAAGTAAAGCAGAGCAAAAGTCCCAGTTAACAATATCAAAGAAGTTCTGCAACCATTCTTGTCTTTTTGGTCCATACATAAGGTAGTAGCTATGCTCCCATACATCTACTCCTAAAACTGGCTTACCTAAGTCAAACATTAACGGGTTATCTTGATTTGGTGTCCTTACTAAATCCAATCTACCATTCTTTTCTACTAACCAACCCCATCCGGATCCAAACTGACCCTTAGCATTTTCAATAAATTCTTTTTTAAACTTTCCGAAAGTACCAAACCGTTTTAATATTCTATCTTTAATCTCACCTGTAAAGTCACTACCACCAGGTTTCATCATATTAAAAAACAACTGATGGTTATATGCTCCTCCAGCGTTGTCTTTTATATGGTCGTTATAGCTCTTAATATCTTTAACTAGTTCTACAAGAGGTGGCTTCTTTCTATTAACCATAGCTGCATTTAATTTTTTAACATATCCTTTATAATGGTCGTTGTAGTGAAAATCAGTTGTCTGTCTGTTTACTACAGGCTCTAATGCACTTAGTGAGTATGGTAAATTGATAGGTTTATATGAACCAACTTTTTCTAAAATTATGCTTACTTCAGTTGAAAATGACATTTATTATATTTAATAAATAAATAGCGATATGAAACGAAGTTCTGTTCTAAAAAAATTTGATAAGGAAATAGAAAACTTATGGGATACACTCTACAAGGCTAAAGATATATTAGAGAGTACTGATGATTATGAGCTTTCAGAGTTGGGAGGAAGGTTCTTAGATCAAATGGCCGAATCACTGGAAGAAGGAGATATATCTATAGAAGATATTAGAGATCAAATATCAGGTTGATTTAATAGAAAGCCACATATAATATAAGTGGCATGCGTATAGAGACAGAGCTAAAATACGATTTTGATGATGTTCTTATTCGACCTAAAAGATCGACATTAACATCTCGAAAAGAGGTTGATTTAACTAGAACGTTTAGATTTAAATACGGTGGTTCATATCACGGTATACCAATTATGGCTGCTAACATGGACGGTGTCGGCACGTTAGAGGTAGGAAGAACCTTAAGTGAATTAGATCTCTTTACTTGTTATAAAAAGGATATTGATGAAAAGGAGCTTATTGAAGAGCTTAAAGACAATCATGGTAAACATGTAGCTGTAACTGTAGGTAGAAACGAGAACGATTACGAGAGACTATCTCGTATTAATAAGCAGGCTCCAGTTCGTAATATTTGTATTGATGTAGCAAATGGCTATACACAAGCACTTGTTGATTTTGTAAAGGTAGTAAGAAGAACGTTTCCACAGAGGACAATTATAGCGGGTAATGTAGTAACAGGTGAAATGGTTGAAGAGCTACTTCTAGCTGGAGCAGATATTATTAAAGTTGGTATTGGATCAGGAAGTGTTTGTACTACTCGACTTAAGACAGGAGTTGGTTATCCTCAGTTTAGTTGTATTGCTGAATGTGCTGATGCTGCTCATGGATTAGATGGCCATATTATTGCTGATGGGGGATGTACAACGCCTGGTGATGTAGCTAAAGCATTTGGTGCTGGTGCTGATTTTGTAATGCTTGGATCGATGTTAGCTGGTTCAACAGAAGGAGGCGGTGAAAAGATTACTATCGATGATAAAGAGTATGTTGAGTTCTATGGAATGAGCAGTAAGAAGGCTAACGAAAAGCATAACGGAGGCTTAAAGGACTATAGAACTTCAGAAGGACGTAGAGTAGTTCTACCGTACAAAGGGTCTATGCGTTATATTGTTCAAGATATTTTAGGAGGTATTAGAAGTACATGTACATATGTAGGAGCTGCTAAGCTAAAGCATTTAAGTAAGTGCGCTACGTTTGTTAGATGTACGAAGACGCATAGTAAAATATATGAGCCAAACACATTAGAGATTTAAAAATGAGTAAAAAAATTGTAATATTAGGAAACGGATACGTAGGAAAGAATCTATATGATAGATTGCTCTTTCCTGGACCAGAAAAAAAGAGCTACGATGTAAAAATCGAAAAGAGAAAGCTGTTAAACTATAACGACATTAAATGTCTTGAAATATATCTAGATAAAGAGAAGCCTGATTATGTTATTAACTGCTCAGGGTTTACTGGAAGACCTAATGTTGATGAAGGTGAGCTTAAAAAAGAGCTTTGCTTTGAGCTGAATACATTTGGACCGTTGAGGGTAAGTAATCTATGCAAGACAAAGAACATTAATTATATTCATATTTCATCAGGGTGCATTTATACAGGTTATGATAAGCCTTGGGAAGAAGATGATGAACCTAATTTTGGTTTGTTTGATGAGGACTCTTCCACATACTCAAAGAGTAAGCATGCATTTGAATTAGGATGCGATTGGGGATTAATACTGAGAGTTAGAATGCCATTCTGTGATATACTTCATGAGAGATCTTTCATTACTAAGATATATAAGTACGATAATTTAATTGATAAAGTCAACTCTAAGACGTATATTCCACAGCTTCTCGATTTTATTGAGCATTTTGTTAGTAGAGGATACGAAGCTAAAGAAAAAGATATCTTAAATTTTGTTAACCCAGAGCCTCTCTCTACTAAGAAGGTAACAAAGTTAATGGATGACTTTGATGTTACTAATCCTAACTGGGAGTGGGTTAATTTTGAAGATCTTGAAACAACAGCCAATAGATCTAACTGCGTGATGTCAACTAATAAGTTAGAAAACGAATACGGATTCGAGATATGGGATGAAAAAGTTGCACTTGAGAGCGCGCTGAATAATATAATAACGGTATGAGTAAAGAAATTTTAGGATTCACTGCAGGTAACTTTGATCTGCTTCATCCAGGTTACATTAGATGTTTTAGAGAAGCTAAGAGACATTGTGATAAATTTATTGTCTTTCTCCAAAAGGATCCTTCTTTACATAGAAAGAGTAAATATAAACCTGTAATATCTCTATACAATAGATATGAAGCGTTAATGGCTATTAGATATATTGACGATGTCTATACGTATCAAACAGAAGAAGAGCTTTATAATTTAATTAAATTTTGGAAGCCTGATATTCGTATTTTAGGAGAAGATTATATCGAAAAAGAATCCTTTACAGGAGATGATTTACCTCCTAAGGTAATCTACACTACCCGCTCTCATGGCTGGTCTACTACACGGTTAAAAGATCTTATCACTAAACAAACTATCAAGCAGAATCCAGACGTTTTTAAGAAATGAGTACATATGTTGTAACCGGAGGGTGTGGCTTCATTGGGTCATACGTAATTAAGGAGCTTCTCAAAAGTAAAGATAAAGATCTCTTTATATATAATATCGATAAGATGGGCATCGGCTCTTCAGAAGAAAATATTGTAGAAGATAAACGCGTTGAAAATCATTTTATGGATATTGCTAATGGTGATGCGTGGAGATTACATATGTCTGATCCTCTAGATTTTATATCCGCGGATGTTGATTATGTTATTCACCTAGCTGCTGAATCTCATGTTGATCGTTCTATTGATAATCCATTATCGTTTGTTGACTCTAATTTAAAAGGTACAGCTAACGTATTAGAGTTAGTAAGAAAACATAAAGCTAGAATGGTTCATGTATCAACTGATGAAGTGTATGGTCATCTCGAAAGGGACGACCCTCCGTTTACTGAAGAAAGTCCTCTTGCTCCTAGATCGCCTTACTCAGCAACTAAAGCTGGTTCTGATCTTCTTGTACAATCTTATATTGAGACATTTGGTATCGATGCCTCTGTCACTAGATGCTGTAACAACTACGGACCACGACAAGGTGATGAGAAGTTAATTCCTACTGTAATTAGATCAATTGTCAAAGGTGATAAAATTCCTGTATATGGTACAGGAGAAAATATTAGAGAATGGATTCATGCTGAAGATCATGCTAAGGCTATCATCGAAGTACTACTCACCGGAGAAGAACAGCTATATAATATTCCTGGAAGCGGTACATATACTAATGTAAAGCTAATTAATATTATCATTCAGATGCTTGAGCTCTTTTATCCAGAATATAAGAGAGAGAAAAAAGAATATATTGAGTTTGTAAAAGACAGAGCAGGGCATGATTTTAAATATGAGCTCTCTACTAAACACGACTTACAAGCTGTAAAAGATCAGAAGAGCTTCTCTATTGAGGAAACAATAAAGTACTATGTTGAACAATACAAAGCTTAAAGCTTATTAGGGTCAACGTCAAAAAACTTTAAGAGCATCTCCTCCTCAGTCATTTCTTGCTCTACAACGGTCTCATCTTCTGTCTCTTCTGCATCGCTATAGTACTTGTAGATATCTTCTTCTTCCATACTATAGTCGAAGTTAGTTGACGTTGCTACGGTTGTATCAAACTTTGCTCTGATATCACCGATAATGGTATGCTTGAGTTGCTTTACAGCATTATCTTTTTCAGCTCTCTTTAAGAAGTCAGTTATATTATCTTTTGTAAACTTTCCTTTTAGAGCTTCAAAAGGATCTGGGTATGCACTCCAAATGTGATGAACAAGATACTTTTGCGTAATCATTGCGCAGTCTCTGATAACATAGTAAGCTGATTTGTTTTGAATCTCCACGCCGATATCTGGCTTTTTATGTGCGCGCTGCGCGGGACCCAAAAGCTTAGCTTGTTTCTCTGAGCTATTTTGTAATATAATCTGTTCTAACACATAATTATTTATGTTGCAATGTATAAGGAACCAGCTTATAATAAGAAGGAAATGCCTAAACGTAGACCACCCATTAAACCATTTGTTTATGGAAAATATCTTGTCGAGTATCGAGAAGAGAAAGGTGGTATGGTTAGATTTTATAAGGAACACATTGAAAATTATAAAGAGGCTGAAAAAATTCGCGAAAAGCTCGTGAGAGAAGGTTACTACGAACCAGTTATTAAAAAAATCGGATGATTAGATTATTTCCATCAAGAAGAATACAGAAAGAAACAGATATTGATTTTGAATTATTGAGTAACATTTGTACAGATATATTTGAAAAGGGATTTGGAAGAAAGATTAACATATACTGTAGGGTGTGGAAGAGCAGAGTTAAGGAACAATCAACTATGGAACGACCTTCACGAAGTATATGTTACTATAAAATGGACTTAGATATTGAGGGTAATAGACGATATATCTTTGGGAGTATTCTCCATGAATTGAGGCATGCCTTTCAGGAATATATTTTCCGTTTTACAGCTGTTGCGAGATTTGCGTCATATAATGCTTATTACAACTCTAAGGAAGAAAAAGATGCTAGAAAGCAAGAGAAGTTGACTACTGAGGTAATGAAGATTTATGATAATTTTAAGAAAGCTGAGAGAAAATTTGAAAGATTTAATCTAAAGGAACTAGGTTAAAATAAAAGGGTAGAACAGAACAAACCAAAACAAAATAAAAAAATGGGATTCTTAACCGAAATCAACACACTAGAAGAGGTACCTCGCTTTGAGGTAAATAAAGTGCCGCTTAAAAATGACCGCGGCGAACATAACGGAGTATTCGCTCTTGAACGCTCTGATAACGGCGCACACCTTGGTAGTTGCGGTAGAAAGTATCGTCCAATTCAGATGGATGAGATGTTTGACATCTTGGATACTGCCAGCGATAAGGTAGGCGGTATTGAGCACAAAGGATTTACCTTTGCTGGAGAAGGCAAACGAGTCGTTGTTCAGTCGAAGCTCGGCGAACCGATTGACGTTGAAGGTGATAAGGTAGATGGTTACTTCTACACTATCATTGACAATACTGGAATGAGTTCTAACAAGTGTGCTCCTTCCACTACTAGGATTGCTTGTGATAATGCTCTTCACTTGATTGAGAAGCGCCGTGGAGATAATCTCCGTCACTCAGCTACCTTCGATGCAAACGTTGAACGTATGGTTCATAGGATTGCTAAAAATATTGAAGACTTCAAAGGCTTTAACTCTACTATTGAGTTCTTGAAGAGCAATAAGTTTTCACGTGACCAGATGGTTAAGCTTACTCAGAAGCTTATTCCGGTTGAGAAGGACGAGTCTACTCGTAGGGTTAATCAGCGAGAAGGAATCGTAGAGCTCTACGCAAGTGGTCGAGGTAATGTTGGAGAGTCTCGTTGGGATGCTCTGAATGCTTTCACTGAGTTTGAAACTCATAACAGGAAGCAGTCTCCTGAGAAGCTCGTAAGGTCCCTGATGGGTAACACGCTCTCAACTAAAGCACTTAGGGTACTGAAGGAGCCTAAGATCCAGTGGGCCGGATAAATATTCACAGAACATACATCCCGGAGTCCGAATTAGGACCCGGGGTGTTAGTTCAAACATACTACGAATTTGAAAAACATATTCCTTGCATAACAAAGATGCGAGTATATTATGTAGATAATAAAGTAGTTGGTAAGGATATATCAGATGATTTGGATATATTTTGCCACCTTTATCTTACAAAGCTAGTAACAGAGGAGTTAAGTGAAATAAATAATGAATGGTAAAATCGGAGAATTTACATTTGAATTAGATAGTGAGTTAAGCAGAATTGCTGTATATCAAAATGGAGATGGTACAGAACCAGCTTGGTACATTACAGTAGGTCGAGATATTGACGAAAAGACTTTCCATTATGAAATAATGGATTGGTATTCGAAAAAGGTAGAGCAACGATAAGGAACTACGCTATAATAATAATATGACGGTAAATCTTACGAAAAGTGATAAGGAGTACGCTAAGCAGCATGGTCTTACGTACGTAGAAATGCGAGACTTCAAAGAAGATATGATTCGCGAAGAAGAAATGATGAGGACTTTCTACGAAACGAAAGAGAAAGAGCGCATCGATTTTGAAAATTCACCTCAAGCTATATACGCAGCATGGTAAACGATAATATTAGAAATTGTGTAAATTGTGGAAGAGAAGTTGAAGAAGCGAGAGTCGAATTTGGATTTAAAAACTGTTCGGTTTGCGCGCATTCGGGCGCTGATGTACCTCGACCGAAAGGTAGGATGGTATATAGCCATAAAACCGGTGCAGAGATTGAGATACTTTCAGAGGAGAGTTGGAATGAAAATAAAAAGTATTTTATTCCGAATGGTGCGAGATCGGCGGTAAAGAACTTTAGTCGATCTGTTTGCTCATAAGAAGAGCCTCGATTTTATCGAGGCTCTTTTTGGTTTCGACTTTATGTTTGGCTAATTCAGCCATTATGCTAATGCAAAAAAACAGTATGCCAAGTCCTATGATTGTACGAGTCCACCTGGCCTCGTCATGACTCATTACTTGTCGTCTTTATCTTCGTCTTCTTCGTCAGAGCTAAGCTTCTTAACTTTTTTCTTAGCTTTAGCTCCGTGAGCAGTCTCTTCATCATGCTCTTTAATGACGACAACTCTAGCTTCATCAGCAGGTACAGAGACTAATTGACCCTTATACTGAACATAATATTCTTCAATGACTCCATCACTTGTTAAGCTATGATCAACAACTGCGAACTCTTCATCTTCTTCACCCAGACCTGGGTGTGCAATTGTCTTCGCTCAGGTATGTTGAATAGCATCTGCTGCGCTATTAATAAAATTTTCATTTAATCCTTTTAAGATTTCATTTGCTGCTTTATCAAATTCACTCATAGTAATATTATTTATTGCAACCGTATTGATAATCTAGAAAACACTCTATAATTACAGAACGCTCCTATAGTTCAACGGATAGAACAAGGCACTTCTAATGCTTAGATCCAAGTTCGAGTCTTGGTAGGAGTACCATTAGTTGAAAGATAAACAACAGACACTATAATATAACAAATGGAAGAGAGTACTGGAATCATCGTAGACTATTCTGATTGGACTAACCCGCCATCAACACGCGGGACCTTTTCATATGGTTACACGACAGTAATTTATATACCAGCTCAGGCCTCTAGGTTAAAAACAACGCATAACCTCCCTAATGGAGATGTTATTACAATCGGATAAAGGAACCGCAATATAATAAAAGCATGAAGAAAGAATATTTTGAACTTAGAATTTTTATCTGTTTTATCATTACCTTACTGTATGTTAACTATACTGTAATGGTTAGTAAAAACGAAGAAGCAAAAGTTGTACAAGTTGTACAGGAAAAAGTTCTCGAAGGATTTGAGGTTCGAATTGTCAACGATCATACAAACGAGCGCCTAGAATTAACAGAGACTCTAGGTCAAGCACTAGCTTATATTGAACAATACTCAATGCATCATGAAGATCTTGTAGCATTTGATATATCTACTGGTTCTAAAGTAGGTAGTAGTGATAAGGGTAATGGTGTCATTTATACTGGATTTTAAACTAGCGCTTGTAGCTCAGTGGTTAGAGCACACGACTCATAATCGTTAGGTCCTGGGTTCAAATCCCAGCGGGCGCACCAAAAATTTAACATGAATACAGACGAAGCAATAGAAATAGTAGTAGAAATAGCAGAAACTTTTTTGACTATGACCAACGGTGTTAACTTAGAATGGATTGATCATAAAAAAACTAAAGAAGCAATAAAGGTACTTGAAGGCTTAAAGCCATCAAATATAATTGATGAAGTGGTTGATAAAGAAATGAACACTAGAAAGAAAAGATTACAGCTCTGTGGAAAACACGAGCATCCAAACGATTACGTACCTTTCCCCGATGACGTAGAAGGGAAACCACATCCTAACTAGGGAGCGTAGTCCAACGGCAGAGACAACGGACTTAAAATCCGTACAGTGTGGGTTCGAATCCCACCGCTCCTACCAATTTACAATTATGAAAAAATACTTATTACTTACTACATTAGTACTAACGCCATTTGTTGAGGCACAGCGAAATAATCCCCCTCCACACTCACGAATGCTTATTAAGCCAAAGATGGATATTCCTGTTAAGACAACAGCGCCTAGCCCTTTGGAGAGTCCTAGGGTACAAGATAAACTATTAAGCTTGTTTAAGTCATCTAATAAAAATAGTCGTTTACTTGGCTATAAAGCAGTAAGAGATAAATTTAAAAAGGGAGAGCTGAAACCAAGTGACAGACGTCTGTATAGAGTTCTTATTGGTAGAGCATCTGATTACCATCTTGGTGAGCTAAAGGATCATGTAGAGGATATCACTAGCCCGTCAGCCCTTAGAACGGAAGATGCACCTACAAAATTTAAGCAGTTTAATCGATTATATGGAGCATGGTTTATAGCTGCGTTAAACGCAAAAGAGATGGTACAGACTGATTGGAGGAGAGTACAGCAGTCTGGTTCATTTGAAGGAATGGTAAAAGAGGTAACGCAATGTAACGCGTTGTTTGAACAAGCAGCAAAGAGCTGGGAGAAGATAAAGGATAGCTATGATATAACTGCTCTTTACGATACTTGTGAAGCTATTAATGAGTGTAGAGAAGAGATATCGTGGTGTGATGGTGAGAAGGAATTTGAAAAGACACCCATCTATAGAATGATTAGTGCTGTTCCGGGAGGAGTCCAGTTAAAGCAAACTATAGATAGAATTGATAGCTTTAACAATCAGTTTAAAAATTATGCTAATGCAGAATCTTTCAATGCTAAACAAACTTGGGCTTCAGATCAACAACGTGAGATGGTCTCTTTGTTAAATAAAAACCGTTTAATGATGGGGCTAGAGTGTTTAGAATTAGATCCTCTCTTGTGTAAGATATGCGTAGAGCATTCACAGGATATGGTAGAAAGAAAGTTCTTCAGTCATACTGGTTCTGACGGTAAAGGTTACGAACAACGTGCACAAGATGTAGACTGGAATGGCGGTCCATGGGCAGAAGTTATATATGCTGGTTCAGTAAGTACTAAAGCAGTTTATGATGCTTGGTGGAAGAGTGAAGATAATAGACCTAAGCTATTTGAAAAACGTCTTAATAGGGTAGGTGTAGGAATTATTAATAAGACATGGACTGTCGTAATAGGTTCAACGTATGAATATAGATCTAAATTTTTCATCGTTGATTAACAAGGCTTTAGCATAAATATATGCATGAAGCCTTTAAAAATACTAAGGCTCTTAATATTATTATTAGCAATAGTATCCCCTTTAGGAGCCCAAACCGTCTCCAACTTAGCAGGTTTTCAAGTTGAGAGAATAAGAGCTAACTCTCTAACGCTTATAGGCCTTAACACATCAGTCAATCCTAACGGAAGTGTATCTAGATCAATAGGTAAAATATTTGGACCATCTTCTGCTGCTTATGTACTAGGTAATACTAACCCAGCAAATGCTGACATTATATGGGTACCAACGGATGACGGTACATGGTTACAAATTTTTTGGAGTCCGGGAGGAGATGTATTTCCTCCTATAACTCGAGGCTGGAGAGCTGTAGGTTATGGTGACCAAGACGTCTCCGGAACAATGGTAAAACGAGGATTCTTTTATGAATCAAAAAGAAATGAAGATTGGGGATTAGCTATAGGAGGCTTCGTAAATAGAGCAAATAATAATATTGTTTCCAATAAGGATTGGACTCTTATAAACAGAGGAACTCCTGTACCCATTACTTTTGCTGAAGCTAATATTAGTAGTTCACCTGGTCTGTTAAAGGGAAATGAGTCAAGGGGTGATATATTTTGGATACAGAGAGAAGGCAAATGGGAAGGATATTATTATGCTTTAAAGCAACAATTTCCTCCTTTAACTGAAGGGTGGAAGAAGGTAGGTGATGGCAATACAGATCATAGCTATACGTTAATATCATCTTCTGCTATCTTTTTACAAGCTCCAAAATGGGCTGTTACAAATAATATACTACCGGCGCAACGCATGATAACTATTTGGCCTCCTGCGGGATTTAAGAGAATTAAAAAAGCGACTGATCCTAATGAACCTCCAGCAGCTATGGTCAACAATATGCTTGAATGGGGATTTGGGCAAAATTTAAATA